TGAATGGCGAGTGGTTCGATCTCGAGCCACACGAAGTCGATTGGATCTGCGGGCTTACCACGCTTAATCCAGATCGATAACTAAACAGGCCAGAGCGATGGGATTGCGCCCCATGTGCTCTGGCCTGCTCAGGAGTACTCATATGTTGCCTGCATTGTATCACAACAGCGCAAAGGGAACGCGATGAGCGCGAAAAAAACGAACCGCCGACGGATCGAGATCGATGTAGCTTTCGCGCCCATGCCTCAAGCGTTGATCCTCGATCATCAGGTAAGCGCGCAAGCATGTCGACTCTGGGGTGTCCTGTTCGTGTTTCGCTGGAACGACCTTCAGCCGGAGTTTGATAAGCTGGCTGAGGCACTGAGCACCACTGCGCGCAGCGTGTACCGGTGGCTCCAAGAACTAGAGGCAACCGGATGGATAGGGTGGGATCGGAATGCTGACATCCCTGATCGCTTCACACTTCACACAACTGCAACGCTCTCAGGAAATGACACAGGCGTCAATTCTGATCCTGAAGAATTGATCCCACGATCAAAAGAATTGATCCCACGATCAAAAAGATTGACACCTGTGTCACAAGAATTGACACAGGTGTCAATTTCTTCGCTATTCGATCCCTCTCCAATGCCTCAAACTGATCAGCTCTCTTCTGATCAGAAGATTCAGAAGATTCAGAATCATGGTGGTGGTGCGCGCGCTCCCGAATTGGATCGAGCGGAAACGAACGACGCCGATCCGCTGATCGCGTTGTTCGCGCGCTACGATATTACCCAGGCAGAGCCGCTTGCTCGCCTGTACCGAAAGCAATGGCCTGATGTCACCATCGAGCAACTCACCCGCTTGTGTGAGCACCTATCCGAGCCAGATGCCGGCAGCTACGCCGGCGCGCGGCTCTATCGAAAACTGAAGGCAGGCCCCTATGAACGACAACAACGACCCGCTCCCCCCAGTGGAGACCCGGCGCGGCTTCGTCGCGCCGATAAACAGTCTGACCAGGCTGGAGCAGCGCTACCAGAGCGCGGGCCGGTACGGACTACCCTTGACTATTGACCCGCTTGGCACGGTGCGGGCGTGCCCCCAGTGCGGAGATTTTCGTGAACTGCGTGAGACGCCAGAGAACGCGATCGGGCGCTCGATCCGCTACTGGAGTGACTGTGCGTGTGTCGAGACCGACCGCGCTCGCTCCATCGCGATCAGCCAGCACGCGACCAATGCACTGCGCGGCAGTCGTGACGAAAATAGCGGCGCGTACGATGTCGATACCTTGGCTGTCAGCGCCGGCCTAACGCTCGACACCTTCCACGCCGACTGGATGGCCGATCCTGCCCCGTTGAATCAATCCGTCAAATGGTTGCGCGATATTCAGGCTGCACATGTGGTGTGCGGCTACCGAGTCGGCCCGCCGGCGGCGCTGTACTTTTGTGGCCCGCGGGGACGCGGAAAGACGCACCTCGCAATCGCGCTGCTGCTCCAGGCGCGCAGCGTGGGCAACCGTGCGGCCATCCTGAATGAGTTTAAGTATCTCCACCAGACGCGCGGTGTGGAGTTCGGCCCGGCCTTCGAGTCACTGGTGAGCGAGCCAGGTGAGCGAACTTGGCTGACCGTGTTTGACGACATTGGCAAGTACCAGCCGACGAGCGACGCGGATCGGGCGCGCGTCCAGAACGCATGGGGCAGCGTGCTTGACCGGCGCTACAACCGCCGGCGCTGGTCGATTTTTACGAGTGAAAAGAGCCTGGAGCAACTGGTTAGCCAGGGCACGCTCGACGACGCGCTGTATAGCCGGCTGTATGAGATGACACGCGGAATCGAGCTACCATTTAGCGGCCCCGATCAGCGACTGCGCGGTGCATCGTGACCGCCGTCTATCGCGGCGAGACCGTGCGCGTGGTGCGGGTCGATGGCCGCCACTCGATCATCGTCTATCAGGGCAAGCTGAAGCGCGTCCAGGCGCGCGAGCTGGAGGTGCTGACGTGTCACTGAGCAGTCTCTACACCGAACTCCACCGCCGCGCGAAAGCCAGCGGCGAAGATCGCGCGCTCGATCTGAAAGGCGGCGCGCGGATCGCGGTGCGCGTCCAAGCGGACATCACGACGCTCACGATCTCGCGCGGCAAGAAGCCGCTGGGTGTGACCGAGATCGATGTCTTCAAGCGCGATTGCAGCGTCCCCGAAACGGCAATCCGCTTTCCGCTCGAAGGGCAGGGCGTAAAAGAGCACGACGGCATGCCGTGGCACTACATTGCGTATAGGTGGCGCGAATGAAACCTGACCGTCTCCTCGACGTCGGCCCGGCGCTGTTCGGCGGCTACCGCGTGGCGCTGATGAGTGGCCTGCGCTGCGATGGCCAGGCGCTGTTCGAGAGCGCGAGCGATGTCGCCGCGTGTGCCGCGCTGATGGGGATCGCGGTGCTGACGTGTGACGAAGCGATCATCCAGGCATGCAAGGCGCTCGGCATCGCGACCGCGCTACCCCCCCCAGTCCGGCAAGAAAGCATGGCGTTGTAAGGAGCTGATATGGAGACACAAGACCCCGAGCCAATGGCCTATATCGCCCGCAAGCCGTGCGGCTGCTTCGTGTTCGCGGGCGTGGACAGTCCAAGCGCGCGACCGGGGAATGCGAAGGAGACGGCATGGGCGATGCGGAAGGGCTACGCCGTTGATCGTGTGACCTGTCAGTACGTTCGTGACAACTGGCGATCGTCGTGCGCAGTTTGCGAGACGCCGGTCGCACATCAGGAGGCAATGCAGCTATGGCCACCCAAGAGCTAGCCACGACCGACAATGTGATCGTCGGCGTGCCGATGATGGACGCGACCGAGGCGCGTCAAATCGTTAAGAACATTAATCGACGACTCGATCAATCACGTCAGGAGTTGTTAGAGCTGTACGATCGTGAGGGATGGCGGGCGCTGGGCTATGGAAGCTGGCGGGCGTGCGTCAAGAATGAGTTCGAGGGAAGTAGCACCGCGCTGTATCGGCAATTAACCGCTGCGAAAGTCGAGCGCGAATTGTTTGGCGATTCCCGAATCGGGAATCCACTCCCAGCATCACAGCTTGAGACAATTGCCAAGGCCGCGCCCGCCGACCGGCCGAAAGTGATTGCCCGCGCCGATCAGATAGCTGGCGACACGCCGCGCACCGCAAAGCATATTCAGCAGGCAGTCACCGAAATCGCCACGCCCGATCTGCCGCCTGAGTTCGCGATTGTGCAGCGGCGATTGCTCGTGCATGGCATCACGCTCAGCACGCACGCGCACGGCGATACCGTAGCATTCGTGACCAAGAAAGGCGAGATGACCGGGATCGTAACGCGGGAATGGAGTAATGTGCTTGATCGGCTGTCACTCCTGGAAGATGGCATGGATCTTCCGCCGATCAAGGCCGCACCGGCAAAAGCACCGATCGCGCAGGTCGCCCGTCCACCTGCCGTGCCACCGCGCCCGCGCCGACCAGTCTCTGCCGATGTCAGTGCGCAAGTTGCCTACACCACGCAGCTGGAGGCATACGCTAGCGCGCTTGAAGCGTTCATTATGGAGCTGCAAAGGCGAATGCAATGACGAGCTACCCCGTCCTCTCCTGTAGCCCGCCCTACGGCACCCTCATTGAGCTGCTACAAAAACGCATCGAGACGCGCGGATGGCAAACCAAGTATCGAGGCCCGCTCCTGATTCATCAGACCGCCGCGCCCGGGCCACGCGGCACAACCGAGGCGGCGCTGTGGGATCTGTGCCTGTCGGAGCCCTTCCGCTCAGCACTCCCGAAGGAAAGCCCCGCCCGGCTGCCGCGCGGCAAGATCATCGCGCTGGTCGATCTGGTGGATTGCGTACAGATCGCGTACGAATGGCCGCGCAACCAGCTCGTATCTCAGCGGTCGCGGCACATCCTGACTGACCAAGAGCGCGCCTTTGGCGACTACGAACCGGGGCGCTACGGCTGGATATTCGACAATGTGCGCCCGCTGCCCGCGCCGATTGCCGCGCGTGGGATGCCGGGGCTGTGGCGATGGGAAGGAGAATTAGGGCTGTGACACAGAAAGGACGCATGCCGCCGCCGAAACCGAACATTTCCGAACGACCGGCCGATTGGGGGCCGTGGGAGTGGCGCGACTACTTAGCCGATACACGCGCCAAGATTTATCACGAGTTGCCCGCATGGGCACCGAATCGCCCGATGACTGGACTCAAGCGGGCGTGCCTGAATGACGTGTACTCGGTGCAGTTTTTCGAGCGCGCATCGGACTGGGGCGTGATCGATCACCTCATACTTCGACGGCACGACGAGGGGCTGATCTTTCCCTGGGCCGACATGCAGCGCATCAAAGATGAGCTGTGCGGTGCGGAAAGGGTCGCGGTGGAGGTATTCCCGCCGCAATCGCAGCTGGTTGATGATGCGAACTGTCGGCACCTCTGGGCGATGCCTGACGGCTTCGCACTGCCATTCGGGCTGCATCTGGAAGGATGGAAGCATTCATGAGCGAACCAAGTACCGGCGACCCGCTGATCCAGCTGATGCAGCGCCAGCTCCACGACGCCTACACCCTGATCGGCCGGCTCGATTACTTTCTGGAGTCCTACGCCAGCCAGCCAGCGAGTGTGCAGAAAAGACAAGCCGCGCAGCTGCGGCGCGAGATCGCCGCGCAGGCAGGCTTAGCACCACCGAAGCCGATCAAGAAGCCAGCAGCCAAGAAGCCGCCAGCGCGGCCAAGGAGAAAGTCAACATGACCAGTCACGAGATAGCATCGGCCGACAGCCTGCTGGCCGAGCTGGCCGAGCTGCGGCGCGCGCTCCGCATCGCGATGGACGAGAACGAGCAGCGGATCGAGATCGAGCGGCGGCTGATTGAAGAGAAAGAGCACGTACGTCGCCAGCTTGAGTCGCTTCAGAAATGGGTTGCGCGCGGAATGGCGCCCCAGCCGCCGCCAATCATCCTGGAGGGCGTGGGCACGCAGTTGCTGGCCGAGCTGGAGGCGGCGCGGGCGTTCATCGCGACGGCGCGACTCCTTGGAATTGATTGGGACGCAAAGCCAGAAGAGCGGGAGCGCTGGCTACGGGATTTACACGCCTACAAAGAGGCGGCGAAAGCGAGGAATGAATGAGAATACGAGCCTATCTCATCATCAGCGCAGGCGGGGGTGTGGAGATCCGCAAGCAGCGACCAACTCCGACGGCGGGGCGTGTGGCCGTTTTGCTCAACATCGACATTAGCAACGCGTGGTTCGAGCAATCCGTGCCGGTCGTGAATCTCGCCATTCCCGACGCGCATGTATTGCCGATGCCAATCGTGATCACGGAGCCATTGCCTGAGACGGAAGAAAGCGAGGAACCGGAGTGAAGCCGCTCATCATTCGCCGCTTTCGCCTTCAGCTCGTAGCCGGTCGCCTGGTGCGGATCTGCGAGCGCGGCCCGCTGTGCGGCGTGCCTGGCTGCGATCGGTTCGGCAATCCCTGCTGGTTGCCTGATGACATCTATCAGGAGCCGAGCGAGTATGGAGGGTAGCGAAGCGAAGGAAGAACTAACCACCAGCGACCGGCGAACGCGTTGAAGGCGCGCCCGCCGATCACGATGCTGGTTGCCACGTTAACGGGAGTAACGCGGCGATGCTGATTGTAGCATCTCCGCGCATTAGAACGGAGGAGCTACATGGACACCCAGCCCCACGCGCCGCCGACGACCGGCCGCGATCTGCTCAGCCCCGACGAACTACGGTCAGCTCAGCGGAAGATCGCCGAACTGACCAACCGCGCATTCACCTGGCACAACCTGAGCCTGTACGCTGCGAAAATCACACTGGGCGTGTTTTTCATGATCTGGTTCGGCACCTTCTGGTGGATGGTGCAGCCTGATTTCGGCCTGTTCGGTGGTGCTGGCCTGCACATCGTGCCACAGCAGCTCTTCTTTGGCCTGATCAATGCGGCGATCGCGATCGGCCTCGCGATCGCCTGCACGGTCGTTCCGTCAATCTTCTGGTCATCCCTGATCGCCCAGACGCCGGCCGCCGAGCTCATGAATAAGCTATATGCCAAGTACGGCAAGAGCGGTTTTTATGTCGCGCTCGTCGGCGCGGTCGTGTTCACCACGCTGGGATTCAATGTCTTTACCACGTTCTGGCAGGCGAAAGAGAACGTCAGAGTCGAAGGCATGTTCTCGGTCTACAAGTGGGCGGCGGTTTCGACATTCCTGGCGATTGTGTTTCCGGCCTGGGCGCTCAACAAGACCACGCCCGAGCAGTGGATCGCCGGAATGGTGCAGGCTAGGGAGGTCGCACGCCTTCAGCACGCCTTAGCGCTTGAAGAGATGATCGGCGCAGCGATGCTGGCGCGCGCCGATGCGCTGCTGCATGCCGATCTCATGAGCATGACCCTGGCCGAGCGCGGCGCGAATAACCGCGAGCTGGCCGCGCTCCAGGCGACGGCCGAGCGACGATTCAACAAGAGTCTAAAAAGGCTTGGCTCAACGTTCTATGCTATCCACGGTATGGCGCTGAACATTCAGACCGGCGAGGATGACGCGATCGTGAACGGCTACCGCCAGCTCTCGAACGTGCTGAACGAGTCGGCACTCCTGACCGAAGGTGAGGCGCAGTTTTACGAAGACTATGTCAACGCGCTGCCGGATGTCGCGCCCGAGCCGCCCCCCGCGCCACCGCGCGCACCCGAGCGCGTGATCGCGCGGCCACCCCTACCAGCCCCGGCACCGACTGTCAATCCTGACAGTCAGCCGACTGTCAGCCGACAGTCACACCCTCAGCACTTTGGGGTTGCTGACGGGCCGACCGTGCCCATGCCAGTCCAAGAAAGCGCACCACAGAGCCAAACGTCAGGCGTGAATGTCAGACCGTCAGACAGTCAGGGACAGTCAGGGACAGTCAGGGACAGTCAGGGACAGTCAGACTGTCTGACGGTCAGCGAGCGACTGCCGGCACCAAGCAGGTGGGGCGATGCCTATTTAGTCTGCCGTGAGACCTTGACAATTCCCTTCAACGTTCAGGAATTGGCCCACGCGGGCAACGTCAGCTACAGCACTGCCGATCGCTACCGCAAGGCGTGGGTCGAAGGCGGATACCTCGAAATGACCGACGTGGACGGCAAGTACTTTTGGCTCGATTAAGCGACATAAAGGAACATTCTCATGAGCACATCGACACCAGCCGCGCAGGACGATTTTTCCATGCGCAATATGCTTGACCAGACCATGAAGGACTTCGGCGTAACCCCGCCGCCGCTCCTTAGCGCGCCAGCGCCAGTCGATACTGCAAAGCCGCCGATGATCGGTCGTACCGAGCGCATCGTAGCGATTGTCGCAATCGTCTTTGCTGTTATCGCCGCAATCGCCTTGAATCGACCGAATACTGCGGCACCAGACGCGCAAGCGCCCGCGCCGGCCGCGCTACTCCCAACCCCCATCCCCCAACCCCCATCCCCTGAGCCCGCGATGCTGCCCGCGTTCGCTGCCCCAAACGGCGCAGAGCTGGGAGAGATCGAGGCGACCAGAGCCATCACGCCGACTGCGCACTACGGGAGCGAGTGGATTCAGGCCGACGTCCAGGGGAGCGGCAGGATCTGGCTGCGCACAAGCGACTTTCCTAGTCTCGCGATCGTCGGCCCCGATCTCGCGCCCAAACCGACCGCGACCGCGCGGCCGTACGTGTCGCCGACGCCTGAGCCACAGCCGCCGTGCCACACTGCCGGGACGGGAGGCCAGACTGTGACCGTGTGTGATTGGCTGAGCCAGCCCGAGCTGGAGACCGCAGCCGCCGCGAAGTGGGCAGCTACGTATGGCGGCACTATTGGCAGCGGGGACATTCACCCGACGCCACAAGAATGGAATAAACCATGAATAAAGCATTGCAAGACATCCTTGCTGAACGAGCACGCCAAGACGAGAAATGGGGCGAGCAGAATCACGATCCGTTTACCTACCTTGCGGTGCTGACTGAAGAGGTTGGCGAATTAGCACAGGCAGCGCTACATACGCGCTTTGGCGGGCCGAACGCATCGGGACTGCGCGAAGAAGCAGTTCATGTCGCAGCCGTAGCTCTGGCGATCGTGGAGTGCTTGGATCGTAATACATGGAGGTGGCCAGATTGATCCGTAAACTACTCATGCTCCTGCTCGCACTGCCGCTGCTGAGCGTCGCGCCTATTCCCGCCGTGCAGCCGACGATCTACTGGACGCGCGTTATGATCGTGCAATCGCCACAGCAGTCTTGTTCCTTCGAGACCGCGCTGGCGCGACTTCAGCAGACCATCGAAGACCCGATCGGGTATCGATTCGGCCACGTCCAGGCATTCTCCTGCGATGGAGACAGCGCCGCAGTGGTGGCCGAACTGGCGGCCCGCGCGAGCGCGATGCAGGCCGAGGCGCGGGCGTACAGAGAAGCGCACCCGATTGCAGGTGTCAAATGAAGCCGATCGCATTGTTTGGCCTTATCGCCGGCGCGGTGTTGGCGCTCGGCAAATTGACCGCTACGCAGTGGCACGCTATCGGCGCAGGCCTGCTGGCGCTCGTGGCACGCTACGGATTGACCGTGCTGCCGTGGCTGCTCGCGGCGCTGTTCGCGTGGCTGTGGTGGCGCTGGAAGCGATCCGCGATCTTCTGGCGCGGCGTGTCTGATCGCTATCTTGATCAGGTGGTTGAGCTCAAAGGGACAATTGACGATATGCGCCAGGCGCAACGACGAAAGCGAGCGACGCGATGACAACCGCCCTCATCAGCCGCGCGCGTGGCTTTGTGGTCTCAGAACCGACCAAGGCCGCGTGGGAGCACGGCAATCAGTTTTTTGTCACGAGCGCAGCGGCGTTCATGTCGGCCGCGTTCAGCATGCAGCACGATGTATTGCCGTGGTGGATCGCGGTGCCACTGGCGATTGGATTCGAGTGGACATACCTGCGCGGGCTGGCGACGGCCGATAAGACGACCCGCACGCCGTGGGCGATCGCGCTCAACTGGGCGGCGATGCTGACGAGCCTGATCTACGGCATCCTGTACGTGCTTGGACACTATCACATCATTCCTGACAACCCAGGCACTGCGGCGGCGATCTGGCTTGCATTTGCGCACGTATTCCCGATGGCACTGTTAAGCTTTTGTGGCGCGAACTTGCGGCGCAACCAGAAGCAGGAAGAACTGAAGCGTAGCCTCGCACAGAAGGATGAAGAACTGAAGCGTAGCCTCGCACAGAAGGATGAAGACCGCGAACGCGAAAAAGCAACCGAGGAAACGCGCCGCGTGCTTCTGCTCGAACAGGAGCAAAAGGATCTGGAGTTTGCACGGTGGGAGAAGGCGCAGCGCGTCCAGCTGGAGCTAAAGCTAGCTGAAAAGTCAGCGAATGCGGCGATGCGAAATGCACCGCTAAAAATGCGGCGCGATGCTCACCCAGAGCGGGTAGATGCAGACGAAAAAAAGTGTCCAAAATGCAACGCAGCCCTAGATCGCCCGCAGTGGCTGGCGGCGCGGCGCTGGGGGCATTGCGCCGCATGCAAGGAGACCTAGCCGAGTGACCACCGACGCGCCCGCTGATCCGTGCTGGATCGGCGGGCGCGTTTTTCGTGTGTGTTGCCATTTTCTACGATGCGCCGTGCTATACTCACATTGCTGCTTGACAAATAGCAACACGATTGTATAATAGAACAAATAGCAACACGAAAGAGAGCAACGATCATGCAACTACTCGTAACACTAAACGGAAACATGACAATGTGGCAGCGCACACAGCTCTTGATGAATTACGAGGCGATTGCGCAGATTAGCCCTCGAACGAACGGACTGATCTTCTCCACGTCGCAAGACGCTGCATTGATCGCCGCACTGGATGCCGATCCGAACGTCGCCAGCTACGCGCCGTTTGTGCCGGTGCGGGTCGATTATGCAGACTTCGGTGATGCCTTAGACGCCATCGGTGTTGTGCCGGTCGGGACGGCGCAGCCGAGCGAGTGGGAAATGCGAGAAATATAGTCTATGCCTCTCTGGAAAGACCACGAGCAGATCGGCGCGGACGAACTCAGCATGAGCGAAGCCGCCGATCTGCTCGAACTCGAACGAACGCGCGCGTTCCGCGTGATCAAGCTGTACGGCGTCACGTATCGTTACGTGACGCCGAAGCTGATCGCCATCAATCGCGCTTCGCTTGAATCATTGATCGCATCTGGCCGCAGGCAGCGCGGCGAGCGCGGCAAAGATCGTCAGCCACGACGATCGGCCCCCTGACCATCAACAACGCCCCCGCTGATCCACACGGATCAGCGGGGGCTTTTGTGTGTGCGAAAACTCGTGCCAATATTATCAAAATGCACTCTTGACAATGCGTGATATGGGTGTATAATCAAGATACAAGTTTGATAATAGAAAACGAAAGGAACCACACCATGAAGACCTACGGCTACTACGGCATCGACCCCTACGCGCTTACTTCCACCGACCTCCTTGCTGAGGCCCAGGCCGCGAACAAACCACATGCCTACCGCGTTCGCATCTACAACGAGGATGGTACGCAGGCCGCAGAGACAGCCGAGGCGCTGTATCTGCCAAGCGAAGGCCGACTTGATGTCGCGTGGGGCGCAGATGCGACATGGGCCGATGTTGCGGATGTCGAGTGCGGGATCGAGATGTGGCTGAATGATGGCGATGCCTGGGAAGCGGCGAACTAACATAGAAAGCGAGAACGGCAATGATCAAGGGCTACGGATCGACTGGGAAGGTTGACTATCTCTTCAGCAACAAGATTGAAGAGCTAGAAAATGGCAAGTGGCTGACGGAGTGCGGCACGCGCGTTATCGGCACATACATGGAGTGTGTTGCGGCAATCGTCAAGATTGACATCGATCGCGCCCGCGCGTTCGCAGACGAGCAGATCGACCCGTTTTTCCAGGGGACGCTCAAAAGCCAGGCGGATGTTCGGATCGTGCTGGCGGAGTTGTAAAATGTCAGGCACGAGCACCAGCGGGAACCGCACCGGCAAGCGAGGTTCCCGCTATATCCAGCGCTTTCAGGTTGACCGCAACACCGCATTGACCTATAAGCTTCTCGTGAAGCAGCGCGGATGGGAATACACGACAGAGAACGTAGCGAAGATCGCGGCCGAGCTGGCTGAGGCGGCATGGCAAGAGATCGATCGGGAATTTGAAGCAGATTCAGCATGGGAAGGGCAGGTACTATGATCACGCAAGGATACGTTGTCAGCAGTCGGATGGGCGATGTCGAGCGACCGAACACAGGGCTGCGCTTTGAACGACTAGGCTCCATGAAGGGACTGATCGAAGGCTTGCTTATGACCCAGGACAGTATCACGCTCCGCGTAGGCACTGTAACCGTGGCAGGCTCGTCGTACCGCGAAATTCACGACCAGCTCGATCAGTTACTGCCGCGTAATACGTCCTTCCTTGATTGAAGTGACCAACGATGAGATCACGCGCCTGCTCGCGCCGCTCCTGCTGCGCCCGCTCCGGCCTCAAGAGCGACTGAAGATCGCCGATGTGTTCGATCGCCTGGCGGCCCAACAGCGCGAATTAGCCGCAGCTGATCAGGCGGTCGGTCACGTCGCACGGCGGGTCGCGCTCGACAGCGCGCCACGCAGCAGCAAAGGCGGCAGGCCGAAAGGCAGCGGCGCACGGTTCCTGCGCGTGGAGACGCGACCGCGCGGGATCGGCGCAACAATCCATGTCGGCCGTGCGCTGTGGCAGGAGCTGGGCGAGCCGCGCCGCCTTGATCCGCAACGCATCGGCAGCGTGCTGACCTTCGTGCCGTGTGACAGCGACGCGGGCTACAGTGTGACGCAGCCGCCGAACGGCATGCCGCGCTTCACGGTCGGACAGGATGTGCTCGACACGCTGCGGATCGAGGAAGGCCGCTATCCGGCGGAGATCCGCGCTGGCGCGATTGTGACCATATAAAAAGCGGCACCGATTCACTCGAGTGAATCGGTGCCGCTTTTAGATTCTACCTACCTCCGCACCACCCCCAGATACACCACGCTCGCGAGATGCGCCCGCGCGTGCGCCTCGCCGATGTCGAGTACATAGGAGTCGCCCGCCTGAGGCCTAGCCTGCCCATCGACCGGCGCCGTCACTCCCAAGAGAATCACCACCGCGGTGCCCGGCGGAATGTCGTCGTAGCAGTCGAGTGCTACGGGCTGCCCACCGAGCGGGATGCGTGTCAGGCACGCGCGAGTCTGCCCGGCCGGCTGCGTCCATTCCAGGCGCGCGATGCCCGCTCGTTGCCAGGTCGCGGTGAACGGCGGTGGCAAGAGCGCGAGTAGGAGCAGAAGCGCGGCACATGTGCGTATCATTTTTGAGCCACCTGCACCCACCATGGTGTCGTGACCCACGCCGGCGCAGCAGCTCGCGCCAAGAGCGCGGTCAGAGTCGGCAGCGGGGACTCGGGCTCGATGGTCAGCATGCCCGTGATGACATTGAGGTCAGTCCGCACGATCCGGAAGCTACGAACGCGATCCACCGTTGTGCCGAGCGTCGGCGGTAAATTGCGAATAACGATGATATCGTTCGCACGTACAACAGTTGCCGGCCAGCGCGCGCCGTTCAGATCAAAGATCGCGTCGGTCGTCAGCTTGGCGCGCGGCGTCGGGTCTTTCTCGTCGGAAAGCTTGGCCGCTACCTGGACACCCACCTGAGTGGCGCTCGTGCTATCGACCTGGAGGAAGGTGCGCCTGGTCACACCAGCGCGCGCGATACTCGTCGCGTCGCTGACTGCGGCCGTGCGCAGCGTGCGATTGGCTGAGTCTTGGTAGATGCCGTACACGCTGTCGAAAAGCGCGTTGAGCGTGCGCTCAAGATCGAGCGCCGCCAGATCAATGTACCAGGTGCGCGCCGTCGCGCCGCGCGGCTGGTAGGTCAGTATGCGATTTTCCCACACAGCCCACTCCCACTGGCGCGGCGTGGTCTGATTATCACCCAGTGTGATCAGGCGTGTCAGAATATCGGCACCGTATTGATCCTGGTAGGTTTCGTCGAACAGGTCAAGGGATGGTGACTGAATGAGCGCGGTCGAACTGCTGAGCTGATTCGGGTTCGTGGCGTTCACCACGCTGACCAAATCCCGCACGACCTCATCTGCATAGATTACGTGCGCCTGCACGTTGCCGCCCGAGACCAATGCCGCCGTGGGGTCGGCCACAAAGTGCGTGCCATCAGGGATGGACTTCACGACGACCAGATCACCAAGGGATGCGACCGTGCCCAGGCGCACGATCTGCCCGACGTACATGCGCGCCGTGGTGACCACTGGGATGCTGACATTGATGCCCGCCGCGATCACCGCTGTGGTCGTGGTATTCACCGCGTTGGCCGTGCTCGTCACGACGCGCACGTTTGAGATAATGAGCCGGTGTGCTCCGGTCTCGGCCACTTCGGTGAACGGCGCGCCAGAGCTATTGAACACGTAGATCGTCAACACCGGCTTGCCCGTAAAGGTGAGGAATTTGCTCCCGATGTTCGTGCCTGGCGTGTCGGTGAACAATACCGAACTGCCGTTCTGCTGCGGGTCGTCAGAAATGCGCATTTCAAACGACCAGTTCGTCGGTAGTGTGGAGGCATACCTAAACGAGATGCCCACTACATTGCGGCTGCTGAGATTTGGGATTTGAAAGATAACGCCGCCGGCATCGTTCCCTGATTGATACGTCGCGCCCTTGGACAAGCTGACGGAGAGCCGATCCTGCTGGTCAAAGATGTACAGTGTTTCCTCGATGGGCGTCCACTCGGCGTTGGTGTAAATGCGCCACCGCGCCGTATCGGTCGTGCTCCAGAGCGCGGTGTAGGGAATATCCGATAGGGCACGACTGTATCCCAGCGCGGTGCTACTTATGCCATCGCCCGTGATCGCCAGATCTTCGAGCCGCCCTTCGTACACCACCGCTGGCCCGTCGTTCAGGCGCTGGTGCGGCAGTCCACTGCGGTCGTAGCGGTTGAATGCCTCCGGCAGCGCCATGGGCACGCTCGACCGCATTTCGGCAAAGCCATGCACGTTCGTGGCGTAACTGAGCGCACTCGCGCGCGCGCTATCGTCGCGCATAAGCTCGCCGACTGGGCTGACATCGGTTGCGAATTGTAGTCGGGTCATGCGTCGGCTCCTATTGCGGCACGATGTAGCTCAGGTAGCGGGTGACCTTGGGCGTGACTGCCAGCACGGTGCCGCCACTATTGGTAAATTGCCAATTTGCACCGTTGGTCGACGCCCACAGCGCGTACAAATTCTGGTTGATGGTGAGAAATGGCAGCGCGCCGCGATAGCTGATCGGCGTCAGCACGGAGGCGCTCGCAGTCTCCGCGCGCACGAGCGGGCGCTGGTTGACATTCGGATTGAACAAAAAGTCCATCTGAATGGTCGCGCCGCCGCCAAACGCGGTCAGCAGATCAACGGCGTCGTGCGCAATCACCTTGACCGTCTCATTCCGTTCGTTCACCAAAATGAGATAATCGATGTCGAGCGTGCCGCTTGCCGCGCTGGCCTGGATGGTCAGATTAACGACCGCGCCACTTACCGCCATCGCTGACCCGATGTACATGAGGCGCGGCTGCGTGCTCGACGTATCAATGAGCTGAGTCTGCGTGCTCGCGGTGTAGCCGAATCCTGCGATATTTGCCTTCATCAGCCATGTGGTTGTGGCGCTATTGTTCCGCACCGCAGCGATGATAGACACGAGGCCATTGATGGTGGTCGGGATCGTGATATTGCCACTCGTAACCGCGGTTGTCACCGCTGGTGTGAATCTGAGTACATTCCCGCCGCGCGCGTTGTTGGCGGCGTCATTCACACTGGTGTAGCTGGCCGCCGTACCGCCCTCGGCCTCAACCACCTGAATATCACTCGCCTGGCTGCCCACGCAGACATAGCCAGCGCGAATGATCGGGGTCGTGGTCGATCCGAAACCAAGCCAGGTCAGCGTGATCGGACTTACTACGGGATGATTGGTCACAAACGGGCAGTTGAGCACCGTTGCGTGCCCGCTCGATCCACTGGTCACACTATCGGTCGCGCCAATAAAGGCACCGCGCCGCACCACACCAAGCGTGATGTTTTGAATCACATACTTTCCGTAATATTCGTTGAAAACGGCAGGGAGTGCGAGGTTGGGCGGGCCGCCAATCGCGCGGCCTTTGAGCACAGCACTGAGAAAAGTCAGTGCGCTGCCCTGCGCCTTGACGACCAGCGTCACTGCGGCACCGTTATCGTTGCGCCACCATCGACGCGCCTGATCGAGTAACACATTAACCGCTGCGGCATTGGCGTAGGCATCGGCCGCCGTGCAGCCGATCGCGTGGAAGGTGATCGACTCGGTCACGTCGGTATACGACCCATCGCCGCCCAGATCATTGTCGCGCAGCGGCGCGACGACAGGCGCATAGCTTTGGAGCGCGTAGTTGATCCCATCGGTCAGCTCAAGCGTGGTCGTGCCATCGGTGAGTGCCACGTATTGAAACATCAGCCCCCGCTCCTCACTTGTACATCCGCGTTGCGGCCGGCTGTGTCCAGGCCGATTTGCACGCCGCGCGTGATATCGGCCATGGTCAGACTCGACCCGCGCGCGTCGACGTTGATAATCGTCTGATTGTTGTAGCTACTCACGCCCATCATGCTGCCCAGCTGCGCACTGCTGGCAGACGCGCGGCGGGTCTGGCTCGCGGTCATAATCGAGCCGTCCGAGTCAGGCACAAAGCGCTCGGGCCCCTGCTCCCCCACGAGGTAACTGCGCCCCGCTTCGACCGGGCCGCCACTCGCGCGCCCAGGCGACTGCTGGCTGGCGTCGTCGCCGCGATTGTCCTGCCTGTCGCGATAGGTGGTCGTGACCGTGGTGTTTACTTCTTTGGGGATGCGCTCTAGGCTCTCGATGTAATCATCGGCGTCCTGCTTACCGTCGACAAAATTATTGGTTTGAGTCGCGACGTACTCTTTGGCGTAGTCGTCCATTTTGCGCTGCGTGTCCTGCGCCTGCTGGCCCTGGTCGCGCAGGTCGCCGATCAGATTGTCGATCGAGCCGCCGGCGTCCTGCGAGAATTGGTCAATTGAATCGGTCATACGAAGGTAGGTACTTGCGACCTGATTTTCTTGAATGCCGTATTCCTTTGCAATGGCATCGGTAATTTCGGCCGCTTTCTCTTTCTCGATTTGCCCCAGTTCAGCGCGCGAAACGGTGTAGTCAATCAGCATCTGGCCGAGATGTTGCTTTTGCGCCTCCTGCTGACGCGCATAGGAGAGCGCGGCGCTCTGCTCCTGATCGGCGTACGCCTGGTCAACCTGTGCGATCTGCTCGTCGATACCCTTCTTCTGCTCTTGGGTCGTGGCGTCCTGTTTCTTCTTTTCCAGTTCAGCGATTTTATCGGCGTGCTCGCTGGCGCGCTGCTCAACGCCGGTCGAAAACTCGCTGTAGGTGGTCGCGTAGGACTGAACAGCCTCCTGTCCCTTTTGGGCATTCTCCTGTATTTTTTTGCCTAGTTCCTCAATCTCTTTGGCGGTCAATACGACGCCTTCACCGAGCGCATTGATTTTATCGGTTAAGGTGACCGTTGCATTACTTGCGGTCATCCCCTGCGCGACTTCGTCGATCATCGCCTGTGACACGTCGTTATAGGCATTCGTCACTTCGACCAGGCCATCACGGTGCGATTGAATGGTCTTCATCTCAGCTTCGTATTGCGCCTGCGTCAGCATGCCCGCAGCTTGGCGCCTGCCCAAGCTCTCGACCTCGCCCTGGATCTGATCTCTGAGCACCTGGATCGTCGCGGCGTACGGCTCCAGCGCCTTTTTCGCGCCCTCGGTCTGGGTCGCGTAATCCTCGATCGCGAGGGTTGATGCCTCCCACCACGGCTTGCTGCTCAGCAGCTCCTGAGTCGCGGCCTGGACTTTGCCGATGAAATTATTGTAGGCCAGCACCACGCCGCCGACTGCGACCGCAATCAGCGCGTAGGGCGCGAGCGCGGCCATAATCGCCGCCGCATTGGCGTAAAACGCGGTTGCCTGCGCCGCGATCGCCGGGATAGAGGCGTAGATCGCCGGGATCGCCTGCACCGTCTGCACGACCGCATAGGCGACTAAGGCCGCAGTGACGCCAGTAATTGCCGGCATGAAGCCGGTCTCGATCGCGCTGGCGATCGACGCCAGCGCGGTCTCGCCTTTGATCGTCGCATCGGCATAGTCGGTAATCGCATTAATCCCGCTGGCCAGCACGTTCATCAGCTTGGTGAGTATCGGCAGCACCGCACTACCGACCGTAATCTGAAAGGCCTGCAGGCTGCCCATCATATTATCGACCGCGACGTTAAAGCCCTGCTGCTTTTTGGCCGCTTGCACCGCCGCCGATCCGGCTTTCGCCATCTCTTCGGCCATGTTTCTGTAGCCGTCCGCGCCAGCGTCGGCCAGCATGCCAGCCGCGCGAACAGCATCCGAACCGAACGCGGCATCGAGCGCCATTTTGCGCTCGGCAACACTCATTCCTTCCAAGCTATCTTGCAGCAGCTGCGCGGCCTTATCCATCCCGATGAATGCGCCAGCTTGGTCGTAGAATTTAGATTTACCTTCGCTTGTAAGCAGATTTAACTTTTTGAAGGCATCAATGGCGCTGTCCGCTTGGGGGGTGAGGCGCTGAAGAAACGTCTTAAAGCTGGTACCGGCATCGGCGGCGCTACTGAATCCACTGGAGATCAGCGCCATCGATGTGACCGTCTCGCGAAACGACAGGCCGGCGATATCGGCCGACTTGCCACTGTTGGCGAGACCCAGCGCCAGATCGTCCACGTCCACGGTCGAAGCATTCGCGGCCTGGCTCAGCAGGTTGACTGAGTCTTTCAGGAACGCGGCCTTCTCCTGCGCACTGGCCGCGCTATCGACCCAGACGCCCAGTTGCTTGCTGGCAATCTCGGCCGCTTCCGCGATACCGACCTCACCGGCGGCGGCCAAGTTCAGTACATCGCGCAGGCCGCCGGCGGCGATCGTGGCCGGCTCGATGCCGCCTTTCGCCATCTCGATCGCGGCCTGCTGCACGTCGGCCGTGCTGACCGGCAGCTCCCGGCCAAGACTGATGAACAGATCCTTGAATTGCTCCAGCGACTGGCCGCTTTCTTCGAGCGCGCTGCCGGTCACTGAGGCGAAGCGATTCATGTCGCCCTCGAAGTCACCGGCGACGTTGATCGTATCGGTCGCGAATTTGAGGATGGCGCGCCCGGCTTCCTGCGCCGCGTTGACCAGCAGTTCGCCGACCTTGCGCGCGGCCCCGATCGCCATCTGCTGGAGTACGTTCAGCCCCTTGCCGCCCTTCTCGGCATCGTCACCGAGTTTTTCGCTCGCTTTCCCGCCTTTCTGCGCGGCAGCGCCCAGATCGTCGATGCCCTTGCCTGCGCCGTCGGCTCGTTTGCCGAGAATTTCGGCTGCATCGGCAGCTGAAACAAAGCGCCCGTTCGCATCGCGCAGCCGGCCGTTGGCATCGGTGTACGATCCGGTCAGGCGATCGGTCGCAGCAGCGGCGGAGGCCATGCCATCGTCGAGCGCGTTGATGCTCGCCACTGCGGGCGCGGCAGCACTGGCCAACTTGGTCTCGGCTGATGCGACCTGACTAAGCGTTTGCAGATAGGCGTCAGCGCCGCCGGCGATGAGATTGATTCCGACCTGTTCCATGATCCTTCTTTGGCCGATTGGCCCAGCTATCGACGGCTTGGTAACGCTGCTCGATCCGATACTCGGCAACAATCAGCGCCTGCGTGTCGCTCTCAAGACTGTCGAAGTGTTCCCAGGTGTAGCCGCGCCAGCGCGCGACCCTGAGCAGCTCGTACTCGGCTGCAAACCCAAACGCGCCCGACGGCGGGTCAAGCGCCGGACTGAACAGCGGCTTGCCCTTGTACGTCGGGTTGAAAGGTGGCGATATGCGCCTCAATCGCCGCCTCCTGCGGTGCCGCACGTTCGAAGATGGCTTTGAGCAGCTCGGCCCAATCATCCTCTGACCCGATGCACACAAACGCCACGTAGGCGTAGTGATCGTCATAGGCGCTCAGATCGATGCCATCTTCCAGCGCGCTCGCGCGTGCGAGCGCCAGCGCCTCTGTGTCCACCGCGCACACCACGCCGCGCTTGATGGCCATCACCTTCAGCCGCTCGCTAATCGCCTCTTGTAAGCGATTCCGCCAGTCGCGCAGCAGTTGCTGATAGACCGGGTGCGCGGGGTTGGCGATCAGCACCTTGCCCTCACCATAGTCCACCTCTGATTGCGGCGGCTGCGGCTCGGCATACTCAGGCAGTTTGATCAGGCCGCGCCGCACTTCCGCGCGCAGCAGCGTGCTGATCTTGCGGATCTGCACGGTACGGCCGGTATCTTGAAAGGTAAAGTCGTACAGTTTCTCGGGCGGTGGCGTGCGCCCGTTTTTCTGGGCCATGGTGGGGTGCCTCCATTGGATACGAGCCTCCATCAACTGCGTGCGGCACGATCCCCTGGAGGCGAGAGGGATCTAGGCAAGGCCTTGCCCGCCGCACGCACGTCCGCTACAGAACCGGTGCTGCGCCCATCAGAATAATGCCATCGACCAGTCCACCGCTGAGTCCTGAGATCGCGATGTTATTCGCGGCCACCTGGACATCCGGCACGGTCGGCACCGCGATCCGGTTCGCGCGACCAAAGGTCAGTAGATTGCCGGGTAGGCGGCTGGTGTTGTTTTCGCCCCACAGCGCGCCGCCCATGACGGTCGCGAAGATCGCGGCGACCGGCCCTGTGCGTGTGGCCGCGATGTAGCCAGCCTCGGCGGTCGCCCAGACGATATCTTGCACCGCCGTCAGCGCCGCGCCTGGCAGAATTTGCTGTGTCCAGGTTGCGCCACCGTCGAGCGTGTACCAGATCTTGCCGCTGGTGTCGAGCGTGCCGATCCAGTATTCGAGTGGTGATTTGACTGCTACGGCGGAGTGCGCGCCAGTCACGCTCGCGGCAGTCGCCGCCCATGTCGCGCCGCGATTGATCGATTTGATGCTGGTGTTTGATGCGCCGACGGCGAGAATCGTACCGGGAATACCGTGAATGCGCGTCAAATTGTTGGTGGTCGTGCCGGCCGCTGAGAGCACGGTCACGCCCGACAGCACGTCGGAGATCAGATAGATGTAGCCACCGTCGGCCACGATATAGGCGCGGGTCGGGCTCTCGACGTAGATGTCGTTCGGCGTTTTGAGTGCCACAAAGCCGGTGGTGACTTTCGTCCACGCGCCCGGTACGCCGGTGAGCTGATTGATCTGGCTGGCGTAGTAGGCGTTCTCGCTTTTGATCAGCACGATCAGGTATTGGCCCATAATCGCGATGCCGCTGGCCAAGGCCCCGACCCCCAGTCCGGTGATGGCAGAGGTCAGCCAGGTGCGGCCACCGTCGACCGTGTATTTAACCACGCCGACGACCGCGCTCGATCCGCCCGCCGTCTGCTGGAGCTGATAATTCCAGAGCGTGCCATCATTCGCCGGCCCACAGTCGCTGCACTGCGCAAAGCCGCCGTACACGCCGTCAATGACTTCGGTCGTCACTTCAACCGATGCTGTTTCGCCGATCGCCAATCCGCCGACACTGTACACATCGCCCAGCCAGGAGAATTGCACGGCGGCGGTCGACTCGTCGCTGCCATCGAACGGCGTGCGCCCGGCGTAGGTTTTATCGCTCGACAGCCCACGCGACAAGACATTCATCGTCAGCCAGCCGTTCAGCGGATCGGCCGGATCACCGCACAGTCCCTCACTCTCGTAGATGTTCAGCGGGCAGTTCAACCTAAACTTGTACCAGGGGATGCCGCCGTACTTCTGCTTGAAGGTGACCTCCGCGCCGGGAATATCGGGCGCGTCGATCGTAATGCCGGTCTGCTTGAACAGCCCGCGCACATTCGGGTCGTTCACATTGATCGGGTTGATCGATCCGCGATCGGGCCGGCTGATGTCACCGACCATCAGGTACTGCTCATCCATTCCGGCGAAGCGGTAGGGGTTGTTCGGCGCTGGGCCGCCGCGCTGAGTAAAGGCGCGGATAAAGTTCTGACCAAGGTTTTCGTTCGACTGTGTTGTGGGCATAATGGGTGCTCCTTTAGGCGATAAATCCGCGTCGCAAGATATGATCGCGTGCCATTTTCCAGGCTTGAATGTGACCCAAGCGCGTGCCGAACGGGTTGTCCATGTCCTGTTGGCTGCGCTGGTAGCGCTCGGTCTCAGTCGCCTGCAAGGCCATGTCCATCTGCAAGTCGTGCAGCCGCTCGTTTGTTTCTCTACACGCTACGATCCGCCGCTTGACCTCGGCGCTAGAGAGCATCGTGACCACTTGCTGCCATCGTTTGGCCATCACGCCGCGCTCTAAGGGGTAGCCGGCCAGGTAGCGCAATTTCACCCGATCCGGCTCAGCGTAGCAGCAGCCGCTTGACCACTCACCGGTGGTGCTGTTATAGGCCGCTGCCGCCGGCGTAATCAGTCCCAGCGTGCGATCGCGAATGCCAGATCTGGCGATCACCTGCCCTACCGTGCCGGGGTCAGTCGAGCCGCTGAGGCCATTGCAGCACCATCCCGCGCCCCATCCGCCGCAGTCGCTTGATTCGAACTGCAACACCGCCTGGCAGTCGTCGAGCGTCAGTCCATCACCACTCGTGGTTCTTCGGTAGACATCCAGGCTGGTCACAAAATTGGTTGTGCCGATTGGTGTCAGCGCGTTGAGCGATGGTGCTTCGTACAGGATCGGGCGCACAACGAGCCACCTGCGGCCGACGATCGTGGCTACGCCCGCCGCGATACTGACCTGGATTGGCTCGATGCGCCAGCGATCGAAGGTGCGCGTGTCGTCAAAGCGATCCGCCGCGCTGAAATACACCGCGATCTCGCTCGGGTCAGTCGCAGTCACAGGCATCGTAATCGTGAACGTGTCGGCAAAGCCGGTGCCGAATACATCGCTATAGACCAGTTGCCCAGGGGCTGCGACCGTGGCGGTGCCTTCAAGCGTCAGCCGCTCCACGCCCATGGCCTGAATATGAAACTCAGGGGCCATCATCGCAATGCGCCGCCCGCTCGCGTCCATATCGCGGTAGCGTGCCTGACTGGCATCACTCCAGCGCGGCCACGCCAGCGGCTCCGTCTCGACATACTGCGGCGCGACCCTGTACCCCACGTAGCTAAACAGCTTTTCCTCCGCCCGCTCGATCGCCTTTCGTAGATCGTCGCGCCCGGCCGTGTCGCTGCCCTGCCACGAATATTCGCGCAGCAGTCCACTGCACTTCGACTGGTCGATAATCGTCTGGTTATCGGCCAGGCCCCAGAACAGCCAGGGATTGAGCCCTATTTCCGCTCTCCAAACGTCTAAAGGCAGTAATGGTGTCATCTAGCGCTTCTGCTCCCATTTGCGAATGATGACTGTCACCCCGCTGAGACTGAGCCAGGTCAGCGGCAGCGTCCGCGTGCGATCGATGAGCAGCGCGGCCGGCAAACTGACCCACACCGACAGGCACATGATGCATGCGAGCCCGCGCCCGACCCAGGTCGTCGGCGGAAACGCGGCGCGCAGTCTGGTGAACATTTCAAACGGCCCCTCTTCGTCGCTCACCATACGTGACAAGCGATACACGGCGAGACTAGCGACAATCAGCGACTGCATAGCGCCTCCGTCAGATAGTGTCCGATCGCGAGATGGCAGTCTTCGATAATGCCAAAATGATGATGCGGTACATTGATCGCCACATCAACCGGCGACGCCGGCGGATGCCGCCCGGTCACCAGTGCTATCGGTACACCGGAGTCGCGCGCTCGCTCGATCACCGTCAGAATATTGGGCGACGTGCCTGAACAGCTCAGGCAGATCAGCGCATCGCCCTGGCGCGCCACGCTCGCGAACTCATGGCCGAGTGCTGATATATAACTTTTGTCATTCGCCCACGCCGTCAGCGCCGCCGGATTACTTCCCAGCGCCACTGCGCGCCGCCCTACCCGCTTCGACAGGTCGCAGGCCCAGTGCTGCGCGGTTGATGCGCTACCGCCGTTCCCAGCTAGCCAGAGCGTACCCTGGCACGCCTGGACGAAGGCGAGTAACGGCGCAGGATCGAGGCGCGAGAGGGTTTGTTGCAACTCTTCGAAGTAGTTCATGAGAACACCACCTGGCACCCCGGTACGCCGACCCTGATCGGAACGTGGCGCAGGCCCAGCGCGCTTGTGATGGCCTGGTGTCGCTCAGGCGGCGCGAGAAAGAGCAGAAAGCCACCGCCGCCGGCACCACAGAGCTTGCCGCCCCAGGCACCGGCTCTCATCGCCTTGCCATACCACGTATCAATTTCATCGATCGCGACTAGGTTGCGTTTGACCGCCCAAGCCTCACAAAGAAATCTGCCGCATTTCCTGAGATCATTTTGCCTGAGTGTCTCAGCAAACTTTCCTGCGAGGTATGCTAGTAGGCGCACGCCGTCGCGATCCTGCCGTTGCGCGCTGAGCACCGCGCCCGCATCGCCCGAACGCGCCAGCCCAGTATCCAGCAGCAGGCAGTGCGCCGACAAGGCATCCATGTCGCACGCAACCGGCTCAACGCTGACGCCTTCGGATGTAAAGCCCAGCAGGTTCACGCCGCCATAGGCCGCCGTGTACTGATCTTGCTTGCCGATCGGCTTGCGGCAGCGGTTGATCTCAATCTCGCTGGCGATCGCCGCCGTCCACTGATTCGTCCGCGCGCTGGGCGTGTTGGCGTAGTAGTGCCGATCGAGCGCGGCGAGCAGGCCGACCGTGAAGCTGCTGGACGAGCCCAAGCCGCTGCCGCCGGGGATGTCAGCGATTGAATGGATCTCGACGCCACCAGGATGTCCAAACCACTTCAATGCTTCTCTGATTAGCTCATGCTGGAGATGATCGGCGCTGGGTACGTTCTCGGTAATCGAGTAGGCCGCGCGCACGCTGCCGTCGTACTTGTCGTTCACGGCCACATAGACATAGCGGTCGATCGCTGCCGCCACGCACGCGCCTGGTTCTTCGTTTGCGAACCATGGCCGGTCGCTGCCGCCGCCGACGAAGCTGACTCGGAGTGGGGTTTTGGTCAGAATCATTCATCTATCCATTCGACAACAGTCAATCCGCTGTGGCCATGCACCGTGATCGCGTCTTCGATACTGTCATACACGATCGTGGATGTCACGCCCAGCGCGTTCGTTGCGCCACTCCAGTGCCACGCTACCCGCCCGTCGGTAAACTGCACGCCCTCAGCAACATGACCGGTGCCTGAGTTGCCTGTCTCATCGACCTTGCGATTGACGTAAAAGCGTCTCATTGTTTCACCATGTCTTGTGCGCGAACAATATCGTCTCGCCATGCAGCGTCGCGGTCTCGTGCATGCCCCATCCGGCGTACGGCGGCCCCAGTTCGCTCCAGTGGCCGTGCGTGTGAAATGACTGCGGCAGCACCACGCGCTCAAAGCCTTCGTTGATACAGAGATTCAGTGTCCACTGCTGCACCGCGATATGTGCGAAATACGGCGCGGTGTCGAGCCATCGGCGCAAATAGCATTGCCAGAGCTTCAGCCAGGTGCTGCGTGTCGCCACCACGCATCCCGCATTCCCGATCGGGTCGCGCGCGCTCACGTGAAAGCGTTCCTCGATCTCACGTTCGCTCAGCAGCGGCTGGATACGGCACAGCTCGTTGATCATATTGTCGCCGCCCTGCTTTGGCTCGTTTGGCCCGATGCCGACTTGGCCATCCTGCCACCCCTGGAGACACGCCCACTCGTCTTTCGAGAATGGCCGCTGCATTTTCACGTCGCCATCAATGTAGATGATCACCGCATCGTCACTGGTCACGAGATACGGCAGCCAGTTGCCGTGCTGAATGCAGCCGTTACCTGGGTTGCCGAGACTTCGATCGAGCATGCCGGCCGGGATCTGGTAGGTCTCCGTGTCCAGCTCAGCATCGCAGCCGACCAGGCCGAGCGCGACCCGCGCGTTACCGGCGTTGCGTGCTAGGTAGTCGAGCGTGCCGATCTCGTTGAGCCGCGCCAGGTAGTTCTGGGTCGCGATCGTGGTGATCACGACCTCGCGCGCCGGTGGTATACTAGTTGTGGGTCGCTGTTTTCGCATAGGAGTACTGAGATATGGCCGATCATCATGTTGAGATGCGAATACACAAACGTGAACTTGAAGAAAATCCCACTGTCAAAGCGCGCCGCCAGTCCGAATTGTTTCTGCGGGCCGCGCATGAGCAATGGCTTACCGACGGATGCGCGATCAAGTACCAAGAGCGCACAGAGCGCGATGTACTCATTCTTCGCATCTCGATTACTCCCAGAACCGTATCACCGCGCCTGATTTTTAACGAAGACTAGTCCCTGCCGCGTTGAGAACGGGTGCCCGCCGTTTGCTCTGACCCACTGCGTTGCCTCTGTGTCCAGTGTCCATCCGTGCTGCTCCAGTAGACTGATCCAATACTGCGGCTCTTGACAGTTGACGTGATGATGGCCAGGGAACCCCGGCGGCGCGGCGGTGAGAAACAGGATTTTCCCGCCTGCGAACGTCGCCAGAAAGTTCGGAATATACTCGGCCTCGACGTGCTCGACGAACTCGACACACCAGATCAGATCGAAGTGCTCAGACGGCAGCGGCCCCATCGTGTAGTCGTGCGTGATCACATCCTCAGTCGCCATATGCGGATCGCCGTCGACCCCGATCGCGATCAGTCCCTGTCGCTTTGCCTCATCAAGCATCCCGCCTGGCCCGCAGCCGACATCCAGCATCGTTTCGATGCCGTATCGCTCAATGAGATAGCCCAGCGTCGCGGTGTCGACATTCGTATTCCCGAAATGGCCACCCAGGTGCGGCGGTAGGGTGCGCTCGGCATCAGTCAGCGGCTGGTCGTTCATTGGGCGTCATTTCCTTGATCGGAATGGTCACCAGGTAATCAGGATCGGACTGTGCATAAAACGCATCCATCGCACCCCAGGCCTTCCACGTGCCGTCTTTCCATACGGTAACCACTAGTTCCTGATCATCGGCCATCCCTGTCGCCTCCGCTCTTCATACAGCCGCTGATCGCGCTCGGCCTGCGCGCGTCCCTCGGCGTACACGCTGTCATCTGCGCCGCCAAAGTACGGATGGTCGTGAAACAGCGTGGCCCACGGCGCTTTGACGTACCGGCCATCGGCGATCGCGCGCTGACACAATTCCGTGTCACCGAAGTTGTGGTCGTACCAGACCGGCCAGCCGCCGTACATGTCGAGCAGACTGCGGCTGATCAGAAAGTGACAGCTGTGTTCCGTCTCGTGATGGCCATCGTTGAAGCCGACCATGCCCGGCCAATTGCCAAACGTTTCTTGATGTGCCGCGACTGCACGCGCCAGCCAGTGCTGGCCTGGAAGCACATCATTGGCGAGGTTGACGATCAGATTGACTGGGTTCGATTGCAGATGGCGCTGCGTCCGATCGATTTCGTCTGTCATCAGCTTCAAAGATTCCCAATACGTCACGCGCTTACTCTGTACAGACACAAGTGATGCGTAATCGGACAGCCCATTGATCGGAATGATGTCTTCTCGTGTTCCGATGAGATATAAGCGCCAGTCCACGTCGCCCGCCGTGGCCAGCAGTCGCTTAACGTTGCGTACGGTCTGCTCTGCGCGGCCGCGACAGGGCATGATCGCGGCGACGTTCACGATGGTCGCCTCGGACGCAGCACCTTGGTCGTAGCGTCCGGTGTGAGCACGTCGGTCGGTTTGAGGATCGGCAACGGCGCAGGCGCGTCAGGCTGATCGAAGGTAGGCACCACGCGGATCGGGATGCCGATCGACTTCAGCCAGTCGGCCTGGTCGACGGTCACGTCCTTGTAGCGGTCGATCGTGTTGTTGCCCAGCCGAATCGCGCTGTGCCGATCAGGGTAGTCCCAGGTCTGAGAGCCTTTTTCCTCGCCCAGATATTCGACCCTGACCTTGTTCCCCTCCATCGGTGCCGCCGGCGACAGTGGCGCGCCCGCTGCCGCGCTCTGCGCAATGTCAATCAGATCAGCGTCGCCACCACAACATGAAGCCATTGGAATCACCCCCTGTGCATTACGATAGCGGACTAAGACCTTTTCCATCAGCTCGGCCGCGCCGCCGTAAAACTGCGTCATGCGGTCGCCCTCGTACACCCGGTACGTAAAGACTGGCTGCGGCAGCCGCCGACCGCACACCCCGGCGATTGCGAGCCGCAGGTGTCCTGACCAGTCCTCCCAGGCATCAACGCCCTCATCCCAGCCGCCGACCTGTCTCCAGTGCCTGGTCGGCGTCAGTGCGGTGACCACATGAATGTTGTGATGCGCCATATGATTTTGCACGTAGTCGGGCGCTGGCCTGAGCATGTGTCGCCCATCGCGTTCTAAGGTGTACGTATCGCCATAGACATAGCCCGCGCCGCCGCGCCCGTACTCGCGCAGTAAATTCTCAACCGCGTGCGGTGTCAGATAGTCGTCGGCGTCCAACGGCAAGATGAACGCCCCGCGCGCGGCGGCGAGCGCACGGTTGCGGGTGTGGGCAGGCCCGCGCCGCTCGCCGTCTGAGGGCAGGATCGTGACATTGTCCATCGGCGAAACGACCGCGCCGCCATCGCAGGCGATAATCGTCTCGCACTGCGCAGCCAGGCTCTGCCATACCACGCTGGCCGCCGCCGTGCGCGCGAGATCCGCGTGACGTGGGCCGCAGGGAATGATGATACTGACGAGTGGCGTTGTCACTTGTCTGGTACGTATTCCGGCCAGTGCCAAGTTGCGTTGTTCCATGTCCCTGGTGCGATTTCCTCCTGGTGCGTTGCGACAGTCGTAAAAGGCGGCGCAGCTGGTAAGAAAACGGTGAGCGCTTGCCCTGTCCAATCTGGCTTGCCCTCTTCTTTCACCGAGAACGCCGGATCAGTGATGATCGCTGGGACATGTACGCCACCGTACATGAAATGCACCACACGCCCTACGCTTGGTACTTTCTCTGCCATACCTGCCTCCATTGTTTATCGCATTGTAATGCGCTAAACCGCGTATTCGTGGTATAATGAAGGTACACAAAGCCCCCGCGCTGCTGAAACAGCCGGGAGCATGACCAGCCTTTTAGGGAGGCCGATGTGACCACTATACCACACCTCAAACGTTGCCCTCGCTGTAATCAATCCGATGTTGAGTTTGGTCGCAACAAGAATGAGCCGGATGGCCTGTCGGTCTGGTGCAAGGCGTGTAAGCGCGACGATATGCGCCAGCGCTATCAGGCCAGTCCAGAGATGCGCGCCGATGCCCAGGAACGCGCCCGTAGGCAGCGCGCTGGCCTCGATCTGCATAGCCCTGAATATCTGGCGAAAGCACGCGAATACTCGCGACGATACAACCAAACAGCGAAGGGCAAGCAAGCGAACCGCGCGAAAATCAAGCGGCTTCGTCAAACGAATCCGGTCGTCCGCGTGTACCTCGCTCAATATGAGAAGCGCCGACGCGAGACCGATTCGGCCTTTCGTGAACGCTGGCGCTTTTACAAACGCCGCAAGAACCACCAGCGCCGCGCGCAGGTAGCCGCTGCTGGCGAGATGTACACCCATGATGAATGGAATCGGTTGTGCGCGTTCTATGATCATCGGTGTCTCTGCTGCGGCAAGCGCCGCCCATTAACGGTCGATCATGTTGTGCCGGTGACAAAGGGCGGATCGAACCTGATCCGAAACCTCCAGCCCCTTTGTCGATCGTGTAATAGCTCCAAGAACGATAAGACCATTGACTACCGCTCGTCCCTGCCGCCGTGGATGGAGTGAGGCGATTAACCTCACTCCATCCTGCCGTCTTATCCGTTCGGATAGAAGTAGGGCAAGGCACTTGTGGGCGATCCACCGTTGACGAAGTAACCTGACGCTGGATCCCATTCTCTTTCGTGAATGGAATACGTATATTTTAAGTTCTGGAAGCGCGCCGCGAGAAACGGCGTCAGCAGGATGAGCCGCGGCCGCTCCACGATCTCCACCTGCACACAGGTGTGCGTCGGTGACAGGCGACTGAACAGGAAGCGCCCATTATCCAGCACATCGAAGAAGCCGCCCGGTGCCATCCGGCTGGCCGCCGCGACCGCCTCGGCGTTCATGTCGAAGTATTCCCAGAAGAGCGACGGCTGACCATTGACCGTCATGGGCAGCATGTAGATGTCGCTCTGGTACGTGCCGACCACGCCGCCTGCCGCGACCGTCTCGGTAATCGTGTCGTCGATCACGATCTCGTAGTCTTTCCCCTCGATCGGGAGCCGGCGCGTGCTTCGCAGTTGGTCGCGCATGCGGGTTTGCTCTTCGAGCGACGCGGTATGCACGATCGTGCCGGGGCAGCCGCTGGTCGCGTAGACGCACGGCCAGATGCTGGTCAAAGTCAGCCACGCGCCGTAGCGCATGGAGAGCACCCACTTGGTTTCTAGGCCCAGCTGCTCTGACAAACGCTCCATGTTGTTGACCGCGTTCGCCAGCAGCGCGTAAATGGTGCCGCCGGCGCTGTTGATACTCGCGCCGTTGAAATCGACGACTAAGCTGTCGACCGCCGCGCAGGCCGCGCCGCTGCGCGCGTCGACCTTGCCGGTGCGGATCTGTCGATCGAGGCCGTTGTACTGCTGGTAGCCAAGGCTCCCGGCGGTGGTCTGCGCGTTGCCGGTGTAGACATTGCGCGCATAGTCGCGGGCGTACCCGTTGAACAGCTCGGCGATCTTATATTCGTACTCGGTCTGAAAGATCTTCTGCCAGTTGATCGGGCCGGGCGTGGGGAGGTCGCCGCCGGGCGTGCCCAAGAGCACATTGTCGCGAAACTCGCCCCGGTTGATGGTCTGGCCGGCGTACTTGATGTTCAGCACCTGCGACATCCGCCCCTGCTGACCGAAGGGAAACGTCTGGGTGCAGGTCTTGAACGCGCCGACGATTGGCCAGTCCGCGCATGCGGCGGTCGGCTCGTTGCCGGTCGACGCGAGTTGTCCCGTCAGAATCGGGTACAGCTCGTTGGTGTTGGTCGACTTCATCACCGGGATGCGGCCGGCGATGCCCTTGGGCATGATCATCGCGTTGACGATCTGCTTGTTCAGCCCAGGGTAGCCGAGTAGCCCACCGGGGCCGTGTACGGGTGTGCCGGCGGATGTCCCGGCGTCTTTGGTCGCGACCGATGCCGACGCCAGCCAGTTCATCATCTGAACGGCGTCGGGTGAAAGGGCTGGCATTGTTCCAGGCATCGTGAGGTCTCCTTACAACGTCCAATGGTCAAGCGGTGGACTATGTCGATGGCGGCGGTGCCCATCCGGCAAAGCCACCGTCGGGCGTGTTTTTGTACAGCGCCGGCATCGTGCGCGCGGCGATCTGGGCGAACGGCCGGTTCGGGTCGTCGGGAACCTCGACCTTATCGGGATCGGGCGGCGCAGCTGGGCCGGTGCTTTTCAGCGCGGCGGCTACGTCGTCAGGCAAGATCACACTGGGCTGGTCGCCCTCGATCTGCGCGATCTTGCTTGCCAGCTCAGCCTGCTGTGATTTGAGCGCGGCCAACTCGGCGTTGACACCGGCCTCTTTGGTCGCTGCGCCGCCGTACATGCCTTTCAGCTCGGCGTGCGCGTCGCCAATACTCTTGACCATATCCTGCATTTTCAGCACGGGCGCGAGCAGCTCAGACAGAAACGCGCTGAACTCTTCGCGCGTCATATCACCGATCGCGTCATAGCTCGGCTCTTCGTCCATCGGCGCGACCTCTTCGGCGATCGCCTCCATCGGATCGTCGGCCTTGGCTTCGATTGCTGGCGCGTCGCCGGTCGGCTCGTCGGCTTTCGGTGGGAAGGCTTTGAGCGCCAGCGACAGCGGAGAAAAAAGGCCGTCGATGATCATGCCCTGCGTACCATCGGCAGCAACGTACACCGGCTGCGGCTCGCCCATCGCCGATAGCACATCACCGGTATAGGGCTGTCTGTCGCTTTTGAAGGCGATCCCTTGCGCGGCTGCCGCTTTCTCGGTCGCGATCAGGTTCTGGCCCAGCTCAAGTCCCTGCTCAGGCGTGAGGCCCAGCTCCTGGTACATCGCCTTAAAGCGGCGCTCCATCTCGGAAAGTTCCATGCGACACTCCTTGACCGTAAAGCCAGTAAACAGGTTCGACCCGCGGCCATAGCGCGTGGGCACCGGGCTGCGCTCAAACGTGTGAATAGAATGAAAGACCTTATCGCTGTCGGGCGCGTCGATTGGGTGCAAAAAGCCCGGCGACATCTCGTGCCGGTGCGCGACCGCCGCCATCTTGCGGGCAATTGCGGCGCTGTGAAAGGTGCCGCTCTCGATCCGTGTGCGGCCGATGACCACGCTGTAATCGCATGTCCCGATATCGACCCCCGGCCCCCATGGTGCCTCCAGGTTACTGGGATCGGGCTGGCCAATATGCCAGTAGCGCAGCGGGCCGAATTGCTTCGTTCGCATCATGCGCTGGCTGTCTTCGTCGAGCGCGGCTTCGCTGATGATCTCGTCGTCACGATCGCGGTAGGCGGTGGTCGTGCGCGCAATCCAGCGCGGCTGCCCAGCATGATCTTTGAAGACGGTGAACGACTTCCAGCGCCCGCTGGCATCCAGCGCGCCCGCCTCGGTCGCCTGGTCGAGCTGCGATTGCGTCAGCTTGCCGCCTGCCATCGCGCGGCGCTTGATGCGCTCGATCTGCTGACTGCGTTTACGGCTCCGCAGCTGCTCGGCCGCGCTCCTGCGACCTTCGACCGCCTGCTGCCGATCACGCGCGCCTTGCTCGCGGCCCATACGACTCTTGGCGTCCTGCAGCGCCGCGTTGTACTGCCGCACGTCGCCGCGTTCCAGCGCGGTCAATGCGCGCCGGCCCTGGTCGGTGGCGAGTCCGTCAGGCCCGACGAGCCCCAGCTTCGAGAGCGCATCGTTTTGCACGCCGCCCGTTTCGGTCGCCGATCGCAGTGCCGCGAGATCTGGCGCGGCCATCCCGATCTGGCTAGCGGTCGCGTCGGCCCGTCTGGCGCGTTCAGCAGCCTTGTCAGGCTGCTCGGCTGGCTTCTTACTCCCACCGCCGCTGGCTGCTGGCTTGGCAGGCTTTGTCAGTTTGCCGGCGATCGCGTCAAGCGCGCCTGCTGGGCCAGTGGGCTTCTTGTCGGGCGCAGCTGTGGCCGGCTTTTTGGCGCTCGTGTCTGCCGCTTTTTTCGCCCGCTCCTGTGCGCGGCCATCGGCATCAAGCGCTTGTCTCGTGTCGCCGCGATTGGCCGCGCTGGCCAGCGCGCGCGCCTCGCTCGTCAGGCGGTACGAGCCGTCCGGGTTCTGCTGAGCGTAGCCCAGCGTCTGGAGCTGCGCGCCCATCGCCTTATCGATCGGGCCGCCATCGGCGGCAGCCAGCACCGCTTTCGCTCCGCTCGGCCCAAGACTCGCATCAGCATTCGCTAAGGCATCACTCACCGCGCTTCGGTTGGCGGTCTGCTTGGCCGCGCTGGCGGCATCCCGCTCGGCTTGGCGCTGCTCGGGCGTGGGCTTGGGCGTGGGTTTCGCGCGGCCCTTGCCACCGGCGCGACCCTTGGGCTTAGGCGCGGCCTTGATAGGCTTGGCCGTGGGCTTGGGCTGCTTGCTCAGCTGGCGGCCGCGCTGTGGCGTCGCGCCCGCTGGAGATCTGCCGCTGCCCGCTTGAAACTTGCCTGTATCGCTGCGGTACAAATTGCCGACGATCTGCTTCGCTTTGAGTCGCAATCCCCATTTACGTTTGCGATTGGGCGCAGCCAGGCCGGGGGTCGCGAGCAGGCCGCCCGGGCCGTGGAGTGCGGGGCTTGGTTGTGGTGCGGTGTCGCTCATAGGGCAAAGGAAAAGGCGCGGCTCGCCTCTTCAGAAGAGACAAGCCGCGCCCTGTTCGGGTGCGGTTATGTAATGCGATTAGTCTAGCACGCTTTTGCTACCGTGTAAATGGCGCCGATCTGCCCGACACGGGATAGTGCGCGGCATGTCGAGCATATCCTCGATCGCGTTCAGCGCCTGAATCAGTGCAGCGCGGAGTAAGATGAAGAGTTGGCGCTGCTGCTGGGTCATCGGGCAATCCTCAGTGTCGCGCGGCTCTGGGCCGCATCGTTGACAAAGCGCACACGCCGACTGACGTTGTGATCTTCTCTATGCCCGCGCGCAGCCATCCGCATCGCCTGCGCCAGCCAGCTCGCGGCCGATGCCCAGTCCGGCCGCATAGAGAGCAGCAGCAGCTGGAGTAGCATTGCGTTGCGCTCGACCAGGTCGGGACGATCGGGCGGGAACAGCGCGGCGGCTTCGACTCGATCGGGCCAGATATCCAGCACAAAGCCTTCTGATGTACCCATCGTGCGCTGGCCATTCTCGCTCGACGACCAGGTGAACGACGCTGGCGGCTTGGAAAACAACTCAAGTAACTTCTGCATCGATGCTCCGCTGCATAATCGTCGCGAACTGCTTGCGCCACTTGTCGGCGATTGTCGTATCCCAAGCGCGCGCCGTGGTGCCAGGGTGATTGACGGGCCCACGCGTGAACACGGGCGCGCCGCCGCTGCGTCCCGGCCCGCTAGAAATCTGGCGCGGCAGGGTCTTGGAGCGGAACGGCGTGCGGAAGACCAGCACCCCGCCGGCCTTGGGCCGAATGATGTGTGGGCGCGTGCCCTCGTTCAGCCGCGTGTAGTTTTCGTCGTCGGTCGCGACCTCACGCGTCCAGGGTGTCGGACTGCTGATGACAAACGTCGCCTTATCGGCCCATGTCTGCTGGGTGACCTCAAAGTCGGCCTTGATGCCCAGCGCCGTACTCTGGAGTGCGTTTGTGATCGCGCGGCGCATCTTCGTAGGATCGACGCTCAGCTTCTTTGGGAGGATGACGGTCGATTTTCCCACTACACCACCTCACCATTCCGAATCTTCAGCGGTGCCCAGTCGCGCCCGCGCTGCGTACACGTCTGGCAGTCTTCCGCCGCGCTCAGCAGCCAGTAGGCATCATAGTTGCCGTCGCCCTCCAGCGCCTGCACATCCCACACACACCGGCAGCGGGTGAGACATTGACTCGTCCCGTCGCCTGGCATCGCCGGCAGCGCGAGCATTTTGGTCGCGCCACGCCAGTAGGGCGTTTTTATACTTTCGCTATACATTTGCGCCCGCGAGTTCCATCCCGCTTGCCATTCCGCGCCGTCCTGAATGACTAACGCAAACTTGCCCAGGAAGCGCAGCTGCGTGGCGAGGTCGGTCGTGACCGCAACGCGCATCGCATCGCTCAGCGTGCCTACGTTCGCGCCGGCCAGCATCGCCGCCGCGTGATAGCGCGCGAGCTGGCGACTGACCTCCTGCTGCCAGTCGCCGATGCCGTTCGGAAACTCGGCCTCCAGGCTATCGGTCGCGGCCGTAACCAGCTGGGCCAAGCGCTGGAGCAGCCAGTCGAGCGGCGCGGTGCTAGGCATCGCTACGCGCTTCTAGCCACTCGGTGAGTAGCTTAAAAATACAGGCAGCGACGAATAGATAGCCCAGCAAGCGAAACTCGCGAAAGCCCAGCGCGACCCCAAGAAGCGCCGCTGAAAGAAGCAACGCCCAATACAGCATTGCGTAACGGTCGTGCCTATTCACGATGCTTCACCGCCTCCCTGCCCAGCTTCAATGCCCATGTCATTTCCGACTCCAGCAGCGCGGCCGCGTCGTCGTCGGCCGCGTCCTTGGTCGCAACACCACGGCCCAAAGGAAAATCAAACCGCTCATCGCCCCATGCCAGCGTTACCTGATTGAACGCGACCGGCGTCTCAATCCGGATGTCTGGCGTCGGTGCTTTCAGTGGCACATAGGCCACGGTGATGTGCGGCGTAAAGCCGTGGTTCTGAGCATAGTCAAACCCTGACCGCTCGATCCACTCGACCAGTGACTGGCGCAGCTCGGGGAGTCCTGGCACATCGGGCGAAACGTAGACCGCGTTGGTCTCGTCGTCTTCCGCGTGAAAGAAGCGCCCCAGTCCATTGATCGTGCCCTTGAGCGCCATGCCCTTTTCGATAGCCCACTGCTTGACCGCCTCGACCACCTTGTCTTTATTCGTGGCCAGTGCGGTCTCACTGCTATCGCCCAAAAACGCCAGCGTTAGGTGCATCTCATCAACAGGCTCTGTGACACCGGCTGACGCCGCGATCTGCTTGGCCGCTCGCGCATCAGGATACAGCGCGATCATCACGCCGGTATGGCCTGCGTCCTTGGTTGCGGTCGCCAGCCCCGGCTGTGGCTGCTTGGCCGGCGCTGCGGTCGGTGCGCTCTGCATCAGCGCCAGCATCGCTGGGTTGATTGCGCCCTGCTCGGGTGCCTTCTTTTCATCGTCGCTCAGCTGGCCGCCGGCCGTCGCGTCATTTTCGACCAGCTCAGGGGGTAAGTCCTCCGAATCGACCGCAAGCTGTCGCGCAATAGCCGGACTGATTTCTCCAGACTGAATCTGTACGGATCGTGTATCGGCCCGTAGCTTCTGTACTTCCGCCTTGGCCTTTTGGTCGCGCTGGTCGTTTTCGTCTTCAAACTGCAACTCCGTCGTGGTCGGCAGCACGCGATCGGATACAGTTTGCTCCCACCACTTGATAAACGCCGGCATCGCGCCCTGCCCTTTGGCCGCGTCGTCAAGCACCAGCGTTTGCGTGCCGGTGCCAAGGCCCTGGCCTGACAGCGGCTGAATAGATTGCACCGGCACGCCGATGTTGTTGGCGTAGATCAGGTAGGCGTTGTCCCTTTCATCTTTCGGCACGAAGTTACTGAGCAACTCCTTCAGCTTGACCTCGACCATGGTGATCGGCGTGTCGCTGGGGATCGCGCCGATAATCGTACCAAGGTAGTAGACCAAGCCCTTGGCGTAGGCGTCGGCCTCGCCGCTCTTCAGGATCGATTGCAGCGTGGCGTCGTTGATGCCCTGGAGGAACACCAGCTTATTCGCGCCGCCGCCGGTGATATTTTCGTATTCGAGTTGCTCCATTCCTGCTATCTTGCTAATGGTCTTATACGCCCGACTGGCCGCGCACTCGCCGATACCGTACAGCTCGGCGCGCGGGGATGGCTGGTCAGCATACATCAGCACCTGGTCCCAGCGGTAGATCTGCTCGACGCCCATCACGGGGCGGTAGCGCAGCGGGTACACGAGGTGGCCGGTGCGCGTGCAGCGCAGGCTATCCAGGTGATAGAGGCCGGTGATCTTCGCGCCCGGCCGCGTGCTCGTGACTGCCGCCTCCGCAAAGCCGCCGGTCTCCGCGCCGGCCACGGTCTCTTTGACCCGGATCTTCGTGACCTCGTCATTGTCGCGCTGAATGCGAATGAACACACCGTTATCGGTCGTGAGCAGATCGCGCATGATCTTCTGCGCAAAGAGCACCCAGCCCTCGCCGCCGTTCGCGCGCTTCATGAGCTGCTGACTAGCCGAAACCTTGCGCGCACTGTCCTGGCTGTCTTTGATGACATAGCCGTGCGCTGCGAACTTGGTCGTCGCGGTGGCCACGGCGGCGGCCCACATATCTTCCTTTTTCGGCGTGTTACTCAACACCCAGTCGCGGCGCGGCGACCAGTAGGCCGGCAGATCGGTGTAGCTCGGCTGGCTGTACATCCAGGGGAATGCGAGGCCAAACACCGCGCCGTTTGGGTACAGCTGCGTGTCGCCCTGGATGGCGGTGGGGATCATGTCGGTCATTGCTCGAACCTTTGTGACCAGACCACGTATCGGCACTCATCCGGCCCGTGGTCAAATTGCTTGATGGGCTTGCCACTTACGCTGTCACGCCGATAGCTGGCCATCTCACTGCGAAAGTGTTTGCAGCGCGGATGCACATACACGCGCCGCCGCCCGTTTCGGTCTTTCGCCAGCGCGCTCCGTAATTCTTTGATGCTTTCTTCGACATCGCTCGGGCTGTTACGGGTGTAAATGCCCTTGGCGTGGAGCCGGCCCTTCAGCTCGGCCGCGCTCTTGTCGACTATTGCGATGTCAGGAACAGGATACGGCAATTCGAGCACCTGATCAATATGCGCGTCCGACAAGATGCCAATGGCATAGCTCTCTGCGAATCGGTTAAGCGTGCCATCGGGGCGCAGTTGGTACAGGCCAAAGACGCGCGGGTGACTGTCACCGGTATAGTGTCCGGTGTGCGGATCGACCTTGCCGGTGTAGCCATCGTCGACGCCCCAGAGAATGACACCACCGCCATCGATATACTCAGCCGCCTCGGTCACATTGCCGTCGTCAGGCCCGTCGCTCCATACATCGTACACGATGCCCGACGCCTGCACCCATAGCCCTTTATTCAGCCGCGCATCTTCGATGCCGGTCAGGCTGTTCATCGTCGCGTCATAGTCGGCAGGGTTATAGATGTTGTCCTGCCGACCCGAGTAGTACACTTTGGCCTCACCGCCCACGATGAGCCGATTGTGTATCCAGTGCGTTGGCGCGTCGGGGTTACACGAATACATGATCTGTCGCCAATGCGCTGCTTTGCCGCGCATGCGGGCGCGCAGGGCATTGTGATCAGCCTCTTCAAGCTCGGTCGCCTCTTCACCCCAGACGATATCCACACCGCCCTTTGGCCCAATCGACTTTAGCCGCTCACGCTGCTCTTTGTCTTCTAGTCCCATATAGGCCAGGATTGAGCCGTTGCGGTAGCGAAAGTAGTCTTTGCTCTCGTATTGGCGCACGCGCGGGTCATTGCCGATCACGGTCTCATTGAGAAACAGCAACGACCCCTTGGTCAGACTCACGCGCGTTTTGCGTACCAGGAGGGCAAATGCACCGGGATACTTTAGGCAGTAGCCGTGCAGCTTCTCGCCCCAGACCCTAGACTTGCCGCCGCCGGCTGAGCCAGTCAAGAGCACGACGGACGACTGATCACGCCACGGTGCGATCTGCCATGGTAGCGGATCGAACACCGCGATCACATTACGTTTCGCCTGGCTTGTCCCAATCATCGGGGCTAACATGGGTGTAGCCTTTGACATCAACGCTACCGCTATGCTCTACTTGGTCAGTGAACAGCTTGTGATGCTTGCCCAGCAGCGCCAGCGCGGCCTGGGGGTCATGGAGCTCAATCTCTGGCCCCCACTGCCCGCTCTTCAGCTTCTTGATCAAGTGCAGCTTGTCGGCTTTCTTTGCCGCAGCTAAGTTCAGTCGCCAGCCGCTGTAGATCGCATGCGCCTCGTCCATTGTTTCGGGCGTTTTACTCTCGGCGTCGGGCTCGCTGATATCAATGAAGACAGCGACCGAGCCGCGCGCCTGGTCGCTGAGCCGCGTCAATACCTCATCGGCCCCCATTTTCAGCTCGGCGAGACGCTCCTGAATTGCGGCCTGAATGTCAGGTTTTGTCAGGTTCTCGCTGCCGATTGAGCGCGCCGATCGCTCAGAGTAGCCCGCGAGGATCGCCGCCTTCGTCGCATTCCAGTGCGTTAAATAAAATTCAACGAACGCAACCTGTTTTTTGTTCAGTGCCATGAGAACCTAACAAAACCTGACATTTATCCTGCTACACCAGCCAGGCCACGAGCACAAGCAATACGCAAATCACGACCGCCGCGCCGCCGACTCGACTGTCTGACCACGGCCACGTCAGCGCGGTGCTGACAAGCCCCCAGCCAAGGCCCACGAGGATCCCCACCGCGATTAGGGTGAACAGCGTATGCACCGATCGAATTGTTTCTGGCATCGTTACCTCCCTTTGCATTCTTTCGCGCGCCGATCCAAGTCCGCAGTATCGCGGTCGGCGTCGGCGCTAACGCTCGGCTGCCGCGCACAGGTGCAGTACGCACTAGCGAGATTGCACGTCTGGCAAATCATCACACCGTAGCGCAATGTAAAGCGCTGGACGCTTGGGCTCTTGGACGCGGGCACGGGCGGCGCGGTCGGTACGAATAGCCTAGGATCGGTCATGGTGTGTCTTCCTTCCCGGTATCACAATGCCGAGACTAGGGATATCAATGGCATGGCCTTCGTCTATTCGCTTCTGAATGATCGCCGCTGCGATTGCCGACGATACCGACGCGACGATCGGGCGCGCGCTATCCCATCCGCATTTGTAGCAGCGCAGCCCATGGTCGATCCACGCCTGCATGGGTGGCTTTGGATCGCTGCCGTCCCATGGGAACAAGCTATACAGCTCATCCTCATGACACATTGGACACAGCGGCCATCCGTCAGCGCGAGTTGCATAGATTGGTACGCGGTTCATACCGGCTCAAACCTTCCCATACCGCTCCAGATATAGCCCAGCGCGCTACTGGGCAGCTTGATACGCGCCCACGTCGCGTTGCCCTTGACCGCCTTGCCGCGTACTGGGTAGCCCGGCACATCGAGTCCCACGCTCGCGGCGCGAATGATCGGCGCGGTCGGATAGCAGCCGCTGCGCACGATCGCGCCACTCCCGGTCACGACGAAGCGCTGGTCGAACAAACGGTCACGTAGCTGGCTACGCACGACGCCCATGTCGATTGCGGCGCCAGGACAGGTCTTATTCGGTAGGCACTCGCGATGGCCTTTGACCGCCCGCTCGTCGCGTCCCATCCAGTGCAGGAGCAGCACCAGCAGCGCATACACGCGTTCTCTGAGGCCGATGTCCCATGGCTGATGATCGAAGTTGCCGACGATCTCCAGGCCGATCATGGTGGCGTTGCAGTCGCCGGCATGCACGCCGGTGTGGGAGAGCGGTGTGCCGGCCCAGATGCCATCGGGGGCGAGCACCAGGTGCGGGCCTGCGGGCCATTTCTTCGTATCGCGGTAGAAGCGCTCTAAGGCGTCCATGCTCTTTTTGCCGCGCCAGTCGGCCTGAGTCGGCTTCCATGTGTGGTGGATGGTCACGCCTTCGATCCAGTCGGGCACGGCAAACGGCAGCAGCGCCTGCGCGTACTCCAGGCGAGACGGGTAGTAGGTTGTGTCCCAGCTAAAGCTCATCTCCACACCTGATACAGAATCGCGGCGAGCATCAGTAGTATCGCGAGATAGAACAGATCCTGTCGCTGCTGGCGCGGCTGGCGCGCGGCGCTGTCCAGCTCCGCTTGCTTCTTCAGCTCGGCTTTCACGGTCTCCAGCTCCTTGTAGGTATACGCCCACAGATCGCGCCGCGCTGCGTCGGGCTCGGCGGCCTCCAACAGCGTGCGCTGCTGTTCCATGCGCAGCACGCCGGACAGGATCTTGCCGATCTGCGTGTCAATGTTGCCGATCGCGGTGCTGGCCTCGTCGATATCGGTGAGGATGTGTGGTGGCACCTCGCGCCGGCCGTAGACCGCTGCCTGCTCGCGCAGGATACCGAGGCGGCGGGCGTGGGCGGCGCGCTCGCGGCGTAGCTCGTCAAGCTGACTCTGGGTCTCTTCATCCACATTGCTACCGCTCCACATGGTCGTCTGCCGGCGACGCCTGCATCGCATCGAGCGCTCTCCACAGGTCAGCCAGTTCGATTTTTATTCCTTCAAGCTGCTCTATGAGTGGCGTCACGGCGCTTGCGGCCATGCTGGCGCAGCGTCCAATCAGCGCAGCGTCGCGGTCGACGAACGTCTGCGCGTTCGGGTTCTGCATGTAGGCGGCGGTGAGTCTGATCAGCTCGTCGCCAAGGAGCGCCGCTCGTTCGTCGGCGGTTAATTTGCGGTTATACTTACGTGCCAAGCGCGGCCTCCATGTAGGTCGTGCCCAGGCAGGCAGGGTTGTGTCAAGCGTCCCTGTCTGCCGATCCCCTGGTTTCTGTATCCCCGAACGCAAAACGAGACATGCCCGATCGGATCGGCGCATGTCTCGTGTATAGTTTAGCACACATGTCTACATAGCATCGGTAGTACCCTTGTGCTATAGTGATGATTGCGAAGCCCGACTCCGCCGGCGCATGTCTCAAGCTCGCTTCGCGCGGGGTCGTGCTTCCGAGTCGTGAGGGTGCGATGACAACAACCGCAGAGCGGCTGACCAAGATCGAGGCGACGCTGACGCGAATCGAGCGGGCGCTACAAACGCACGTGCCCGGCACCGCTGAGCGGGCACACATTGCCGAGAGTACGGCGACGGCCGACCAGGTGGACACGCTCAGCGACGCGCTGCCGCTCCAGGGCAAGCAGCTCGATGCGATCGTGCTCTGGATGCATGACCGCATGAGCGGTGACCAATTGCAGTTCTCATTCGATGATCTGGCGTTCGTGACCAAGCAGCTCGCGAGCATCAGCGAGGGCTGGCGCGGCGATCTGCTGGCGATGCGCGGCGAGGTGCGGCGGCTTGCGGGGGTGTGTGAACAGGCACTGCGCGTGCGCGTCGAGGATGATGAGGCGCAACGGAAGGCGGGCCCGATCGGCCCACATGCGCCCCGCTGAGAAGCAGTGCCCAGCGGGGCGCATGTGGGCCGATCGGGCCATGTGGTAGGGAGAAGTCTAGCACAGATACGCGAATTGTGCGCGATGCTGCGTTTACTTTTATAACTCCATTCCTTCCACACCCGTGCTGACACCGCCAGTACCCGCAAGCGCTGGCGGTGTCGTTTTGTTAGCCCTGCGGAGGCCAGCGCCCGGTGTACTTGGCGCAGAGGTAGCCCACAACATCCAGCCAGTCCCACCCGCGTTCTTCGTAATATGCGATCAGGTCTTTAATATCCTGCCGCTGCTCTACCTTTGTCACCTTGTCACCTTGTCACCTTGTCACCTTGTCACCTTGTCACCTTGTCTCCCGCTCCCACAGCGCCAGCCACCGCAGCGGGTTCTGCTGCATGCGCCGCGTCGCAATGTGCCGCGCATAGTAGCCTGCGCGCCGGTGGTGCGTGACGAGGAAAGCGGCGTGACTGCGGCGGCTCGTGCGGAGGCGGGCGGCGTACCTCACAACATTTCCGCAAGGAAGCGCATCAACTGCTTGACCTCACTTGCCGTCAGCAGGATGAACGCTATATCGCCTTCGTTCAGTACCTCCAAGGTCATCGATCCATCGGCGTGTAAATTGACCGCCGATTCGCTGCTCAGGACAGCGGCACGCACGATCGGCGGCAACGTCCGATCGTCGTCCATGCTCGTGATGCGTGAATCGTCGATCATCACTCGCTCACTTTCCTCGTTTTCGTGGTGGCTTGGCGCGTGGCTGCCAGGGCGACTCGGGCGTGTGCCATTTCAACTGGCCATACGCCCGGTTCTGTTTCAAGTAGTCGGCCTTGATCTCCGCCGCTGTCTCTGCGCCAAAGCGCCGCTCCAGCTCGGCCCACAGCCACTGGTACGCCGATGGGCGTGGCTGATGGCGGGTCATAACAGCACCTCCTGGATCGCCTGTGCGGCGCGCTGCGAGCGGTACACGCGACTGCGGTAGTTCTGCGTGGCAAAGCGCTCGATCAGCTTGCGTTCAGCGCCCTGCAAGCCGCGCAGTGGCCGATACCACGTCTGGATACCGCTCTCGTTCGTGCGCGCGAGCTGGAAGCCGGCCGCCTTGTAGATCGTGCCGCTATGGATTCGCGTATCGCAGTAGCTGAGGCAGACGCGCAGCCTCCACGGCTCGTCCAGGTAGCACGGTGGGTACTCGTGGAGATAATCAACAACGACGCGCCTGAGCGCTTGCGCCATTGCCCACGTCGCCAGCCAGCCATGCCCCCACTGGGCGCACGACGGATCGAGCCACGCCCGCGCCAGATTGATAATCTCCCAGCGATCGAAGCGCGCGCGGCCGCTCGTGACATCCGCCTGGCTGCCATAGGTGAGCGCGCCCTGGTAGCAGCGCGTTGCCTCGGGCCTCCCAAACAGCAGGCAGCCCATGCGCTCACCGTGCCACATCACGACGTAGCCCAGCACCGAACAGCGGCTATCGAGTGGCGTATGCAGATAGTGGTGCGCGCTGACTTGAGCTTGTGCCCAGTCCAGCGCGCGGTCGTCAGCGAGTTCGAGACGGATTGCCATCGCCTACCCCTTGCTCTTGCAATACTCGCCATTGCCCATCTTGGCTGGGCAGTAGAACGTCCCCGGCCGCTTGCTCGACTCCTTCATCGGGCCGTGAAACTCGCAGACTGGCGCGCTGCGCTCTTTCTCGGCTTCGACGGCGGCGCGCGCGGCCATCGTCGGTGGGACGGCACCGATCGCGCGCAGACGCTGCACGGTCGCGGCTAGCTGCTCAGCCGTGCCTGCGAACGACACATCAAACGGAAAGTCGTCAATCAGCGCGTGAATGGTGAAGGTCGAGGGCACGCGCTCAACTTTCGCAGGCGGCTCGGGCACCGTGTCCATCGGCGCTTTGCCCAGCGTGTCCAGCGGAGTCGTGGTGTCCACGGGCGGGCGGCTGAGGTTGCGCGCCGGCGGGCGAATGGCTTTGAGTTCAGACATGGCAGTTGGCCTTTCGATGATAGCTGAATTGTAGTGCAGATTGCAGATAATGATTGCAGAATTTGTAATTCAAACTACAAATTCTGCACTCTTTTGTGGTTTAGGCGTCTGGATTCCCCGCGAGCTGACAGGCAGCGTCCCATGCCCGTGCGAACTCGCGACCCGTGTAGACCTTCTCTTGGTTGCCATGGCGCAGCAACACCACCTCGCCGCGCGCCTCCAGCACCTTTAGCTGCGACTTGACCACCGATGTCGAGCTGTAGCCAGCGGCGGCCTGGAGGCTGCGAATATCGCCGACGCCGCGATTGATGGCGGCGATTAGCTTCGCGTGCTGTGCAGTCAGGTGGGCCTTGGTCGATCTGCTCATGGTCGTAGGTTCCTCCGTTTCAATCGTTCGTCAGTCATCAGTCATTAGTCGTTAGTCAGCGTTGGGGTTATCGATCGGGCCGCCTGGGGCGATGTCGCCGCCGCCCAGGGGCGCAGTCTCGTCACAAAACCATTTGATAGCCTACCACCCCCTCTCAGTCCTCGTCCCTCAGTCCTGGTATAGTGGGTATGCGCGGTGGCAAGCATCCTTCAACTGCTTGGCTATGGCTACAGCGACCAGCCGCGCACGCGGTGAGTATCACAGATAAGCGTAGTGTGCCCGCGCGCTGGCGATGCGCTGGCCCAGCGGGCGGCTCGCTAGCTCGGCCTCGATGTCAGCGGTCTCGACGGCAGTGTCGAACATGTCTAAAATAAGCTCGAACAGGCACACATGCCAGCATTGCCGCTTGTCGCTCTTCCGCCCGTTCAGGCAATTGCACCCCGCGCGGGTGATGCGGTAGCGGCCGCCGCTTGGGCTATCGACCGCGAGCGTGCCCAAGTCCCAGGACATGCGCGCGAATGGCAGCTTCTCCATCAGGCGATCGAGCTGGCGAACGGTCGGCTCGTCATTGCGGTGGACGGCGATACTGCGGATATCCAGCGCGCGCTCGATGATGTCGGTGGTGCGGGGTAGGAGGATGTCGGTCTGCATTGTGGTGTCCTTTGTCGGATTAGTTCGGATTAGCCGAATAGCTGATCAAGATGCGCCTTGCGATCGGGGTCGTTGCAGGCTTCGCACAGTTCGCAGATGCACTCTTCGTCGCCCCGGCTGGCCCACTCCGCTTTATCAACATTGGCCTTTGCGCACGTGCGGCAGAGCTGAACCAGGTTGCCCTCAGTGTCGTTCGTGAGTTCGTCGCTGTAGTAAAAGTTGACTTGCATCTCAGTTTCCTTTCTTGCTCTTGCGGTATTCAGCAGCCATCGCGCGAGCCTCGTCAATCCGGCCTTCGCTCAGCTTCACTTCGATCGCCAGCAGAACACTGTAGGCATCCAGCTCGGCGACTTCGCGACCGGCCTGCTCGGCCTGGAAGCGCTGGGCCTCGTGCTGGGCTTCGACGTTGGCGATTGCGTTGTGCTGCTGGGTGGTCATTGCGGTGCGGCTTTCGTGATGTACTTGCTAACTGAAGGTAGTATACACCCAAAAGATATATCTGTCAAGTACCAAAATACCTCTTGACAGGGTTATTCTTTGGGTGTATAGTGGTCACGTTCACTGATAACGGAGGTAGAGATGGCAAAGCTGAAGGTACGCGAAATCGCCGAGTCGCAGGGCATGAACATGTCGCAACTGCAAAAGCAGGCGCGGGTGGGTATGCAAAGCGTTCGGCGGTACTGGTACAACTCGCGGGACGGCAGCGCGGATGGGCGGCCGCTAAAAGAGGTTGATCTTGCGGTGTTGACCGCGATCGCTCAGGCGCTTGGCGTTGGTGTCAACGCGCTCTTTGATGACTCGAAGCCAGAGGACGATTCCGGTGCTAAAATGGGCACACAACTACACCGCCGGGCCATGCAGCCAACCGTTTAGCAGCTGCATGAACCCGGCGGTGTAGTGATTCGGCTTTGCCTCTACCTGCTAAGACATCGGCAAAGCCTACGACCATCGCCATCTTCGCTATACCACGACGAAAGCTAGGCCATCTATGAAACTAGGGACAGATAACAGACTGAAGTCGCTTATCGAGCCGCTTGGCGTACGCGGTGACCTCGCTCGTGTCAACTTCGCTCATGGTGACATCAACGACTGCGCGACACCGAACAAACGTGACGCCTCGCACTGGGAAGGCATCGGTGCCGAGAAACAATTTTGCCTGCGTACCGACATCAGAGAGCACTTCGCTGTACTTGTCCAGCTTGATCGCCAACGCCGCCGCTTGGTTGAGATCGGCCTGCTGTTCATAGAGCAACACAACGACTCCACCGACTGTTTTATTCCCCCGCTGGAAGCGCTGGTCAATCGCCTTCGTGGCGATCGGGTACTCTTTCATTCCAAGCGGTGCCGTATCTTTTACTTGCGCGGCACTCATGCCCGATGGCAAGTCGCCGGCCTGTACCAGTAACGGCTCAAGGTCAATGTCTTTCAGTGCCACTGCTGTCGGCTGCGCTGTCGCCGGCGGCGCAAAGGCCGGCACAATCGGCGGGTCGCCGCCGCAGCTGACGAGCAGCGCGGCCATGATCGCTAGGATTGCCAGGTATTTCAACGTTTCCCCTCCGTGGTGCGATGTGCCCACGGTACGGGGTGGGATGTCGAGCTAGGCCATCACTGAATGTTTGTCGCCTCCCGCGCTGGCGGATCGAACTTGTGGCGCAACGCGGGACTTGCACGTTGATAAACGAATATTACGATATATTCATCAAACATTTGTACGCATTCCTGCGTATTTTGTCGGGACTCTCCCGCCATGCTTGTCGGGAGTTTCGATCATAGAACGTGCTGCCGGCCAGTCCTGCTGGGGTAGGTTCCCAGCTCGGCGGCGCGAATTACTTTGAAAACAAGGAGCTAGGAATGGACAAAGAATTAGCCGAGATACTTGCCGCGTACCGCGCATTTGCCGAAAGCATCGAAACGCTGGTAGCGGCGGCCTGGGCCGCACTACTGCCGGATACCGAGGCGTTCGCCAACTCGCTTGAAGGCGAGATCGAGAATTAACTGACCCTCCTGGATATCGCGCAGGCATTGTGCGCGATCACCGCCGAGATCAATCGCTTGTGCGTACCGCCGATGCAACTCAAGCATCTCAATCAGCTGCTTGCGAAAGTCGGCTGTCTCTCCGTACTCCGGTACGAGCCTTGCGGCTTTGATCAAAACATCGTACACCAGCATGCTCGCGGTGATTGATACGCTGTCGTTGACTTCTACGCCAGTCACAAGAATCTGCGTAGCTGAGGCGAACTCTCCGAGCAAAGCAAGGAGTGAGCCATAGGCGACAAAGTTGAAACGCTGCGCCTGATCTGTCATTCTTTGCGGAACCTTTCGAGCAGCGGCGCGAGAATCACGCGACCCCCGATATCGCAACCGGGGATCGCATTGCAATCAGGGACTTCTGGCTGGGGAACGCGGATTCCCTCGTCAGAACCTCCACAATCAGGGCTAGGAAACCTTGGCTGGGGAACAGGGAGTGTCGATCCGCTGCTCCTGGGGCGGCTAGAACCGGTCTGGGAGCTTGTCGATCGCGCGCTTCTTATCATCGAAGTCTAAAGCAAGATAGCGCTGGGTTGTCTCTAAGCTCGCGTGGCCCAGCAGCAGCTGGATCTGGCGAATGTCCGCGCCGGCGCGGAGCAATTGGATCGCGAAGGTGTGGCGCAGCATGTGTGCCGAAATGTCGAGTCCAAAGCTTTTCAGATAACGTTCACTGAAGATGTGTGGCATGCTGGTGTTGCGCATCTTTGTGCCGTCGAGGTGTCCACACACCGCGCCTATTTGCTTGTCCTCAGGCGTCTCGGCCAAATTGGCCAGCACGCGACTATGAATCGGCAGCGCCCGATCCTTGCCGCCCTTGCCGTCCCTGACGATCAGTGTCTCTTCGTCCAGATCCACGTCCTTCCAGTCGAGATCTGGCACCTCTGAGGATCTGAGTCCGCAGTACAGCATCAGCAAGATCGCGCGATTGTGGCGAAACAGCACATGGCGCTTTTTCACGTTGAGCACCGGTAGTGGCCGATCGAGGATGCTTTCGAGCAAGCGCAACTCACGCGCTTTCAGGAACCTTGGCACCGGCTCGGTGCGCTTGGGCCACTCCAGATCCAGTGTCGGATCATCGCCCCGCAGTTTCGCGCGCAAACACCAGCGGCAGTAGGCGCGAATGCCGCTCAAGTCTTTGGCGATCGTCGCCGCCGCCAGTTCGCCGCGCGTGATCTGATAGCGCCCGATGCTATCAGCGCTCACATCAGCGATGGCCGACTCGTCGCCCAACCACAGCGCAAACCGTGTCACAACCTTCAGGTAGGTTGCGATCGTGCGCGGCCGCACCTTGCGCCCAGCTAAGCTCGCGCTGAAACTCTCCAGCGTCCCCAGGATGGCTGGCGACGTGGCCAGCTGCGTGCTTACCCCTGTTTTGGTCTCCAGTTCCACCAATACCTCCACTAGCTCCCAGAGCGGCAATTCCGCTCAGAGAGTAAACGCGACGACTCGGGCGCTTGGGCCATAGCAACGTGGCTATGACTCAGCCGCGCGGGCCGTGGCTCGCCTCGCGGTGACACTGTAAGGAGGCTTTGATGAAATGGTAGTGTAAATCCAGGCAAAGCACAGGGCAGAGCGCGGTGTACGTGCGCTCTGCCCCAATCTCGAAAGGAGCAACGAATGCATTCTACCACGACATTCGGGCGGATCGTCCGCCTGTACAGCGAGGAAAGAGCCTTGCTCGACAAAGACGAGCTGACCGGTGCCGAGCGCGCTAGATTGCCGGACATTCACCGGGAGCTTGCACGATTGTGGTCTCAGGAGCGCGCAGAACGCCTTCTTGCTCAGTCCGGCCCGCCGCGCATGCTCAGTGCGCCCGACCCGCGCTCGCAGCCGCAGGTGCGCCGGTTCGCGCAGGGAGGCGACTGATGGACGCACTACAAGACCTGATCAACCGCCGGATCGAAACTGGTCTGGGCGATATGCTGCTGGCGATGTATCACGCCGGCTACTGCGCTGGCGCGCGGCTGCCGATCGAACTGCCGGCTGAAAATGGCGCGGCTGACCTGGTGCTGCTTGTCGAAGCGCGCCACAAAGACGAGATACGCAGGCCGCGCGGCTGGGAAGATGCGCCGCTGACGAGTGATGAGTTGCCCGGATGGCTGCTCAAGCAACCCCAGCAGGCCGATCCCGTTCGCCTGCGCGCCTACGCCGAGCGGGTGCTGGCGCTAGGTGAACGTGATGCCTAGCCGACTTACCACTGCGCAGCATGCGCAGATCGAAGCAATGACGATCGCCGGCGTCGGCCCCAGTGTCATTGCCCGTGAACTTGGACTGAAACCCTCGAATATCGAAGCGACCCGCCGCAAGCTGCTTCGCGCAGGACTCGCACCCAAGCGAGCGCGGCCGCTATTCAGGCGCTGGAGCACCAAGGAAACCATTCGCCTGATCGACCTCGTCGAGCAAGGCATTGCCTATGCGGCCATTGCAAAGCGCCTGAAGCGCACGGAAACCAGTATCCGGCTGCGCTGCAAACGGATCGGGGTGTTGATCACGACGACCAAAGCGACCTTGAGCGCGCGGGAAGTGGCAGCGCACCTTGGGGTGCGCTGTAGCAAAACGGTCAGTAGCTGGATTCGGCGTGGCTGGCTCAAGGCGTCGGATGCCGGCGCGCGCCGGCCGCTTTGGCGCATTACGTGGGACAACCTGACGGCGTTCCTGGAAAACCCTACCTACTGGATTGCGTGGCAGCCCGATCGCATTCCCGATCTGGCGCTGAGGGAGTGGGCGCAGGAGCTGCGCGCGGACGAAGATCCGCTGTTAGCGCATGCTGTGATTGCCCAGCGCTACAATGTCGATCGTGACACGGTTGGCCAATGGATCGATAAGGGCTGGTTGCCGGCCATGCGCTACGGCAATCGCTTTATTCCCGAATCGGCACTTGATGGCTGGATCGTACCAACCGATCGCAACGTGCCGATGAATGACGATTGGCCAAAGGATGGCTGGCATCTAGTCGGCCGCGCGCCAGGCGCAGTGTTTACGCGACGATCCGCCGCTGACCACGCCGTCAGCCCCTGACCTCCGTGGCCTTGCACGCCCGCCCGCTGCCGGCCTCGACCGCCGGCGTATCTCACTGCATTTACCGCATTACAATGCTTTAAACTGCCGTTTTTAGCACGTCTTTTCGGATATAATGAAGCCAGCAATTAAGAACAGAAAAGGGGTGCGAAATGTCGAGAGATCGGAAGTCCAAGAACGCGCTCGTTCGCACGATGCGATCGATTGGCTGGAGTGACGACGGCGCACGATTCATGGCGAGCCACGCGGACGATCCGCGCATTGCGCGGTTCATTGGGAAGCTGGAGAAAATGCCAGCACCCATGCAGTGTATCGCCCAACCTGGCTATATCTACCTTGTCGGTGGCAATGGTGTCTATAAGATCGGGAAGTCGAGGGACATCCCGAGTCGCATGCGATCATTTCTTCAACTCCCATTCAAAACGCGCCTTATTCACTCGATTCCTACCAGTGATATGGTCTGGGCTGAAAACTACTTACACCGCGCGTTCGCACACTGTCGAATGAATGGCGAGTGGTTCGATCTCGAGCCACACGAAGTCGATTGGATCTGCGGGCTTACCACGCTTAATCCAGATCGATAACTAAACAGGC